ATGACACAAGCTTATATTTGGGGTTTCGGCAAAAAGCCGCCGACATCGCGTGGCGGACCCGGGGCGGGCACCGATTCGCCCACGAGCAAGCGGACGGGCCCGGGCGCGCGTTCCGCCGACCCTACCGAGGCGCTGCTGCTCATGAAGAGCTTCGAGGAATCCGGCCACGGCTGGTTCTGGTCGATCGACCCGGACGGACAGCTCACCTACATCAGCGACAATATCGCCCAAGCGCTGAGCGACGACGACACCCCCCTGGTGGGAACGCGATTCGCAGAAGTCTTCGCTCAGGCCGACGACGATTTGACCGGCCGCCGGACGCTTCCGTTTCTTCTCGCCAGGCAATCGGCTTTCGAAAAGGTCACGGTCCGTGCAGCGAAGGCCCGCGATCCCCGCTGCTGGTCGGTGTCGGGATGTCCGCAATTCGACCAGACGGGCCGGTTCACCGGCTATCGGGGCAGCGCCGTCGACGTGACCGAGCAGCGCAAGTCGTCCGAACATGCCTCGCAGCTCGCCAAATACGATTCGCTGACCGGGCTGCCCAACCGGCGCCGGATGTCCGAGATCCTGGATAACAGCCTGCTGGAGACCGCGCATCGGGACAAGCCGTGTGCGGTCATGCTGATCGACCTAGACCGGTTCAAGCAGGTCAACGACACGCTCGGCCATCCCGCCGGGGACGCCCTCCTCAAGCAGGTCGCCGAGCGCCTGACTCGGATCGTCGGCGATCGCGAGAAGGTTTTCCGTTTGGGTGGCGACGAATTCCAGATCATCCTTCCCAATTGCGAGGACCGCGGGATCATCGGCGACATGGCGGCGGACATCATCGCCGTTCTCTCGCAGCCTTATTGGGTCGAGGGCAGCCGATGCATCGTCGGAGCGTCGATCGGAGTCGCCGTCGCTCCGGTGGACGGAGCCTCGCGAGACGAGCTGATCCGCAATGCCGACCTCGCGCTCTATGCCTCCAAATCGGGGGGGCGAGGCCGGTTCAGGTTCTTCTCGAGTGATCTGTTGCGGGTCGCGGAAGACAAAAGAGCGCTCGAGGAAGACCTTCGCGACGCTCTCTCGAGAGGAGAAATCAGCCTCGCGTACCAGCCCATCGTCAGTGCGGCCAACAACAGCATCACCGGCGTCGAGGCGCTCATGCGGTGGGATCATCCGGGCCGCGGACCGATCTCCCCGGCCTTGTTCATCCCGATCGCCGAGGAAGCGGGCCTTATCGGCCCCCTGGGGGAATGGGCGCTCCGCAAGGCGTGCGAGGACGCGGCAGGCTGGCCCGTGAAGCTTCGAGTCGCGGTGAACGTCTCGCCGATCCAGTTCATGGAAGAGTCGCTGCCCCTCATCGTGCAGTCGGCCCTCGATACGTCGGGCCTGTCGCCGGACCGGCTCGAGCTCGAGATCACTGAGGGGGTGTTCGTCGGCGAATCCCCTTCGACGGATTCGATGTTCACGACGCTGAAGGAGATCGGGGTCCGCCTCGCCCTCGACGATTTCGGGACGGGTTATTCCTCGCTCGGCTATTTGCGAACGGCACCCTTCGACAAGATCAAGATCGACCAGACCTTCGTTCGCGCCGCGACTTTGCCTGGATCGAGGAACGGGGCCATCATCGCGGCCATCGTCGCGCTGGCGGAAGCCCTCGGCATGGAGACCACGGCCGAGGGTATCGAATATATGGATCAGCTCCAGCTGATCCGAAGCCTTCGGGTCAGCCATATCCAGGGCTGGGTCTACAGCAAGGCGCTGAGCTGCGACGAGCTGAGCCGTCGGCTCGACGCGGGAGACTGGGTCATCGAGCCGGCGGGTCCGGCCAGGCAAAGAAGCAACCGCCAGGCGATGTACCGCAAGGTCGGGATCATCCACGGCCATCGCTACCGTACGGCGATCATGCGCAACCTGTCGGAATCGGGAGCCCTGATCGAAGGGGCTTCGGAGGCGCCGCTCGGCACCTTGATCGTCGTCGACTTCGGCGACGGCCAGCTCGCCTTCGCCCGGGTCAGCCGGGCGGCGGGCCGGCAGCACGGAATCGCCTTCGAGCAGGAGCTGGTCGACGACGGGGACGGGGGATTGTGCACCAGCCACCGGGTCTCGCCTTACGTGCTCGGGACGCTCGGCCTGCCGAACCCCGGAGATCCGGACAAGGATGTCGGGGACGGCGAGAATCCGGCGCCGCTCGAGGAGCTCGCCACGAAGCTGGGCCTCACCCTGGCGCCGCGATCGCGAGAGCCGGCCGTACCGATCCACATGCAATTGTCGGCAGGCCTTGCAGGCTCCGACGTTCCGACCTTCCGGGAGGTTTCGGAGCGCTATCTCGAAAGCGTGCGCGGCGACGAGCAAAGCCGCGAAGGCGCCAAGCGCGATCTGCGCAACCATATCCTGCCCCGATTCGGCCAGCTTCGGCTCGATCAGGTAAGCGAAACGGATATCGTCACCTGGCTGGCGGCGAAGGGCGAGGCGGAAGGCCTGCCCCCCGGGACCGACAGTCGGCTTCATAGCCTGCTCAGCCGGATGTGGGCGCTGGCCGTCGAGCTGAAGCTGCCCGGGGCGGATTCGAATCCTCTCGAGGGCAGCTTCCGGTTCGACCGGCGGGGCCAGGGCGATATCCTGTTGACCGCGGCCGAGGCGGAAAGGCTGCTCGAGGCCGCTCGCAACGGCTATAACCGGCAGCTGCGCTTCATCCTCTCGCTGCTGATGCTGACGGGCGCGCGTCCGGGCGAGATCCTCAACGCCCGATGGGACCAGCTCGACCTGGCGGTGGGCGTGTGGCGCCTCGACATGCCGGGCGGCGAGAAGATACGCGAGCTGCGCCTCACGGTCGCCGCCCTGACCTTGCTCGCCGAGCTTCCCCGCTGGCCGGGATGCGCCTGGCTGGTCCCGAACCCCGCGACGAAACGGCCCTACCGGTCGGTCGTCCGGAGCTGGGAAGCGGCCAGGAGCGCCGCCGGCCTGGCCTATCTCGATCTGGACGACCTGCGTTACTGCGACCTCGGGTCAATCGTCTGGGAGGAACGGCTCTTGGACATCGCCCGGGACGTCGCCGCGCATTCGGGAGGGGATCCCCCTCAAGAGCTCACCCGGGCGGCCTGACCGGCGATCGCCCACGGCCCGGCCGAGATGCCGCGGGGAGGGGGGCGACCGGGCTCTCGACGCCTTGGTGGCGAGGCGGGTTGCGCCCCGGCGGGGCGTTGACTAGAGAGCCCCCCAGTGGGCGTGTAGCTCAGTGGTAGAGCACTGTGTTGACATCGCAGGGGTCGCAAGTTCAATCCTTGCCACGCCCACCATTTTTCTCCTTGAGAACTATGCATTTTTTGCCCTCGCGATAGGGGACACATTACCACCCTGCGCGGTAAAGTCGCGGTAAAACGCTCCTGGCGCGAGTGATTCGATCTCTTCAATTATTGCTTCCGTGACCGCCAAAGCGCGCCCGAGATTGGCCGGATCGAACAAGGCGTAGAGGTCGCTCACGTTGACCGGGACGTGTCCCGCCATCATCCGACCCTGGATCCAATGCTCTTCGCCCAAACGCTTGCGAGCGAGCGTCATCATCGATCGACGGACCAGCTTCGTGCCGGCCTCGCCTTCATCCGGAAGCTTCAACTCCTTCGCCATGGATTGCCAAGCGCGCTTCACGCTCGACACCGGCACGTAGAAGCCTGAGACCTCGTTCAGGTGCGGCGCGAACTGCTTGGCGATCGGCACTGTTGCCCGGCGCTTGCGCGTCTGGCGGCGCCCAGCCGGGTTCAGGGACAGGACGCTTGCCCGGGGATGCCACTGAGCCCGCTTGCGCTCCGTGCTGATGTCGTAGACGGCGTCCGGCCGGCCCCACGTCGCCACGCTGGCGCGAAGGAACCGAAGCAGGTTGTCGCGCTTCAAGTCGGGCTCGAGCGCATATTTGAACATCGCCGCCAACGTCGGGACATCGGCCCGGTACTGCGGTGTCCGGTTCAACTCGATGGTTGGAATGGTGGTGAAGGCGGGAGCGACACCGCCGGCACGAAAGGCCGCGGCGAGTTGGATCAGGCTATTCTCGATCGTGCCTGGGGCCCGGCTCCGATCGCCTTTGCCCGCTAGCCATGCCCGAAAATCCCCCGCCCACTTCGAATCGACAACATCGCAGCGATCTTCCACCCGACCGGTCGCCTCCTGGAAGTCCAGGATGTGCGCCAGGCGAGGGTGGACCGCATCGCCGGCCGGCTTCGTTTCGAGGTAATTGGCGACCAGCACGGTTACGAGTTCGCCGCTTTGGTCTCGGGCCCGTCCGCACTCGGGACAGACCGGGACGCCGCCGTGAGTTTCGACGTAGAGGTTATCGAGCGCAATCCGCCCCTTCCTCTCGTCCGACGTGCCCGCGCTGCTGCTTCGCTCCCGCTTTCGCCGCTGGTCGTACCAGACGACTTCGAGGCCCCCACGCCCTTTGTAGAGCCGGAATTCTCCCCGCTGGTAGAGCGGCTTCGGGCGGCGCGTTGCTGGCATTGGTTCCTCTGGTGTTGAGCGAGGGCCGTGGCGATGATCTCCCCGACGCCGATGGCATTGAGGAGGTCGAGCTGGTCGCCGTCCAGACGGATGCCCTTACCAAGCTCGCTTTGCCTGAACCAGTGCCGGGCGGTGAGGGGCAGTTCGGCGCCCATGTCAGTCCCCCCTCGCCGTGATCGAAGCGCGAAGCGACGAGACGCACAGCGGCTCGGCCCGAAGGGCGAGAGCGCGATAAGCGTCAAACCTCACCGGTCTATCCCCCCAGAAGGATAAGGAGAGGCGGCGAGCATGGCGCGGTAGGCATCGACATCGCTGCAGTCGGGCCCGTACACACCTGGCTCCTGCGATCCGGTATTCTTCTGCCGATACCAAGCCGCGAGCATTTCAGGCTTCGGCTCTATCGGTACGGCGACATAGCCAGGGGCAACCTTTACATTTTCCGTAACAGTTGGATCCGTCATCCCCTTGGGTGAAGCGCGGAGGGCGGCCTTTGCCTCAATCAGCCGTTGGGTCATGGTCGGCTCGTCTGGTGAGCCTGAGCCGGCGCGGCTTTCGACCGCTGCGACCAAATTCTCCAGCGCTTCCCTCAGCCCTTCCGTGGAGGGGATGGAGGCGAGGCGAACGACATGCTCGGCGCACTGTCGCAGGTCGGCCTCGTAATCAGGCGAATCCCGCCTCGCCGCCTTTGCGATCAGCAGTGCCTCAATGTTGCGCCGGACAAGCTCTACCGCCTCTTCGTCCGGTAGAGGGTCAGACAGGCGCGGCGCGTCATCGCCCAGGACACGTTGGGCTCGGTTCGAGCCTTCCTGCAACAGCAGGGAATAGCGCTCCTCGATCCCATCGAAGCTGTCGGCGGCGATCCCCTCATAGGCCCGCATGAAATAGCCCAACGCCTGTCTCGCTTCGTCCGGTAGAGAAGCGATGGGGACAGGAGCGATTTGGATGTAGGTGATTGTCGCGGCCAGTTCGTCCGCTCGACGTTCGCGCATATCGGCCGAGGCATTCCACCCGTTCTCCCGATCCTGCGCCACCTCGGAACGGATGACGGCTTCAAAGCTCCGAAGGTTCTCGACCAGCTTCTCCCGCTCCTCCGGTAGAGCCGGGGTGGGGCGGGTGTTCCATGCAGCGCGAGCTTCGGGTTCAGTCGCGCCGTACGACCACACCCGATGCGGCGGCTCGGCTCCGTGACAGGAATATCCCGCCGAACCGCGCTCAGTCAGGTTGGGCTGCTTTCCGCAGATCGGACACGCCAGCAGTTCGTTCTCATCTGACATTGGACGAATCCTCGCGGGAGGGCTGCGGCTGCTCAGGAGGGAGGCCCATGGCGGCGCGATAGGCTGCTCTGGCGGCGCGTAGATGCGGGAGGGCGGCCTTATAACCGCGCAAAGGGTCGAGCTTGCTCATTCCCCGCCTCCCGTCTTATCGGTGGGGAGAGAGGCGAGGAACTTACCTGCCGACTCGATATCGCGAAGGATGTGGAGCGGGATTGCCCAGGTTCGCAGATGTTCGTAATGGGACGTCAGTCGTCGTCCCAGCGCTTCCCCTTCCGGCTTATCGGATGCAGCCCGGGCGTCGGCTCGAACTTCCGCCCGACGCTCGAACTCGCCCTCTGGTATGCCACCAGGCGTCAACGGGATCCGCTTATCGGATACAGCTATAGAGGTGCCATCAGTGCTGCCATCAGTGGGGGCAGCTACAGGGGTGGGGGAGAGGGCGGAGTATGCATCGATCACTGCAAGGTCGGCTTGCGACAGCGGCTCGCTTGCGTGCTCGGCTTCCGGCTCACAATCGACAAGCTGCTCCAGCGCCTTCCTCAGTCGCTCAATTTCTTCCTCAGCTGCGACCCCGAATTGCTCGGACATCAATAATCGCAGTTCCAGTCGCTCATCCTGGATAGGGGGTGGGGACTGGAGGGCAGAAACAATCTTTTCGGCAGCCGAGCGGATTGCTGAGGACTGAAGCGCAGGGCCGTCCAGCTCGCGACGAATGATCCGCACGACCCGCTCTATCTCTCCTTTAGTAGAAGGGTGGATAGACTCGGGGTTGGGCGATGCCTGCTCTTCGGCAGGCCGCTCTGCGATGGCTTCGCCACTCAGCCCGTTCCGGTCTTCGCCCTGCGGGTCGCTGTTGCTATCGCGGGTCACTGTAAATCGCCTTCCGCAAAGAGGCGCCGAATGATCTCATTGTGGTTGGACACGAGGTGTGAAGCTCGAGCCTTGGCCTCCTCGCCGAAGCCAAAGTGAGCAACCAGGGTGGTCCGAATTCCCAGCGCGTTGCGGTTCCACACGGAGGTCCCGGCCGCTAGGCCCCCGGACGTCGAAGATTCCCACGTGAGGCTGGCGCCTTCCGGGAAGAGGTTAAGGTGGTCAAGGCACAGTCCCCAGCCGTCGGAATAGACGACTGCAAGTCCCTTTCCGCAGCCCTTGGCGACACAGACCTGATGCGTCGTGGCGTTCATTGATCTTGTCCTTCCCTCTTAAGTTCGGTCACATCCCCGACGGTGGTTTTCCAATTCCTGTTGGCGTCGATGCGAACCGTGGCAGAGCGGCCGTTGGGATAGTGGGCGAGGATGAGGCGCCAACGGCGGAACCGGTCGTACCAAGCAACACACTCGGAAGGCTCGCCCAGAGGCTCAGGCGCGACATAGGGGCCAAGAAGATACAGGGCGATTGAGGGATGCATCGACATCGCCGTCCAATCCTTTCGGACTCCACCAGGCACAGGGAATGCCGTATGCGAGCTTCATGCCGCGTCACCTTCCTTGAGCAAATCTTCCACCGGAACCCCCAGCCACGACGAGACAGTCTTCAACCCGAAGTCGATGAATCCCGCACGCTCAGGCTCCGTCATCTTGGCGAAGCTGATGGACTCGTAATCCTTGACCTTCTCGCCGCTCGGCAGTTCGATCACGCGCACCAGGCCGGCGCGGTCCTTCAGAACCTTGTGGAGCAGATCCACCGTCAGCCCGGGGGCCTTCTCGTCCAGCATGGGGACGGCTACCGAGAGGCAGGACCAGTAGAGCGCGTTCCGCTTGGCATTGCCGCGCATCGACTTGATCTCGACGCGGACCCGTCCGTCGACCGCGGCCATGGCTTGCTCGGCCGCAGGGTTCGCCGGGAACAGGCCGCCAAGGCGCTTCTGGAACAGGAGGGGCGGGGAGTCAGCCATTACGACATCGCCCTTAGCTTCGGCCAGTGGGGCGACTTGCGGGCAAACTCCTCGGCAAGGATCTGAGGACTGATGCCCTTGAGGAGCCAGAAGCTTTTCTCGCCCATCCGGTGCTGAGCCGTGTGGCATTCGTCGCAGAGGCTTACGACCCAGCGGTCCGACGGCTTCAGCCCGGCCCCGCCCAACGTACCGAGCCGGACATGCGCGGCGATGATCGGGTTCGCCTCGGTGCCGGCGTGCCCACACATGCTGCACGCAAAGCCCCTGACCCACTTGCGATGGCTCGGACATTCGCGGGTCTCGCGGACCCTCTCGCTGTTCTTATGGCGGCGCTGGGGGAGCATCAGAACGACACGTCGTCATCGAGGTCGGCGCCGCCCGAAAAGTGCGGATTTCCGCCGTTCCCGGGCTCGTGGGATTGATTCTCGGCGCCGCCGGATTTAGCGCTATCCAGCAACACCAGCTCGCCGCGGAAGCGCTGAAGCACAACCTCGGTCGAATAGCGGTCGGCGCCGGACTGGTCGGTCCATTTGCGGGTTTGGAGTTGCCCTTCCAAATAGACCTTGGAGCCTTTGCGCAGGTAGCTCTTGGCTACCTTGCCAAGGCCTTCGTTGAAAATCGTGACGCGGACCCATTCCGTGCGCTCTTGCCGATTGCCGTCCTTGTCTTTCCACGATTCTGAAACGGCCAGGCGAAGGTTCACGACCTCGCCGCCGTTGTTCAGCGATCGGCTTTCCGGGTCATCGCCCAGGTTGCCGATGAAGCAGCATTTATTAAGCCCCGACATTATGCGTCCTCCAATTCGCGTTTGCGATTGTCGTATTCCTTCCGAAGGAACTCGAAGGCGGTTTCCGACGCGCCCTTGATCAGCTCCAGGTCGAGTTCGCTGTCGCTCCAGCGCAGGCCCAATTCGGCGAGGTCGCTAGCATCGCGTATGCGCTTGCGGATCGCGCCGGCCAGCTTCTGGAGGTCGGTCTGATGTTCGCCCTTGCTGGCGATCTCGACCCCTGCCTTGTCTGGGTCGTCGTCGTCGCCGGTCGGGATCAGAAACAGCCCGCGAAGGAACTGTTTGAGCGCATAGGACTGCGCCGACCCGGCCGACTGTGCGCCGGTTGCTAGGACGCTGACGCCCTTGTAAATCGGCCCGTAGGATTCGCCGTCCGCATGGACAAGAGTGAAAGCGAAGCGCGCGTTCCACATGACCGTGGACTTGCCATCTTTTTTGGTAACCTCCTGTGTCTCGGCATCACGCGCTTCGCCAGGGATGATGAAGAGTCCGGCGTCGGCCATTGGCCCGCGAACATGCTTCAAAAAGTCGTCAATGGAGGCGAAGTCGTATCGCGCTCCAGAGTCGTTGCGGGTATGGTCCTTCGCAAGTGTGCGAAGCTCAGCCATTACCTTGACGACGGCGCCCGCTATCTTGGGTGGGAACGCATAGTCCTGAGTATCAGCAGCCATCGGAAATCGTCCTTTGAGATGGGGTGAAGCCGATTGAGGAAGCGCATGGGGTCCAGTGAAAAGAAGCGAGGTGAGTCCGTTCGCGGCGCCCATTCCCCTTTCCAGCGCTGGTCAGAGAGCAATTCCCAAGTTTCCGGGTCGCGCTCGCCGTCCTCGAGCCAGACGCGAACCGGGATCCACGGGCCTTTCGCCCGAAGCCGCATCTGGAAATATCCCTCTGCTGGCTCATCGATCCGCACCTTGCGCCTCTTTGAGCTTGGCGACCTTCGCGGCGAGCTTGGCCGAGGCGTCCTCCAGCTCGGAGAGAAGTCCGATCGACCAGAGCCTGGCCGGCGCGCATTCCACAAAGGGAACCCGTTGGACGATGTGCGTAACGTCGTCAGTAAGCTGCTCGATCATGCTGGCTTCCAGTGCAGTCTGGTGAGACGACTGGACCATCATCGGCCGCCGCAGCTCGGGAGGATTGCCGAGATCCTGGGTCATTCTTTTGCCGCCACGCCGAGGATTACGCCCAGCTCCTCGCGGATGCACTTGAGCTCGGCCATCTGGTCGTCGAAGCGCTGACGACGAGCCGCTTCCGCTTCATCCGAGAAGTAGCTAGTCAGCCTATCCTGCGCCGCCTGCTGCTGATCGACAGCCTCGAGGAACGGCATGAACACCCGGTCACTAGAGGGCATTGGGTTTGTCCTGGGATTGAGGATGGGGAGGGTGGGCGATGCCCTTCGGGCCGCTCTGGCTTGCTTCGCACTCAGCCCCTGACGGGTCTTCGCCCTTCGGGAGCCTGCCGCTATCGCGGATCAGCGCGGTAATCGCAGCTACGTATCGGTCAGCAGCCGCACGCGCCTTGTCGTCGCTCGGCAGATGCTCGCCGTAATAGTTGTAAACCAGCCAACGAATGGAGCGCTCGGGTCCGAATGGGTCTTCGGCTAGATGCGGCTCATAGTCGAGAATGTGCGAGGGATCAGAAGCCTGTCGGTCCCCGCCAAGCGCGCCCGACTCTTCCAGAGCCTCAACAACCTTCGCTGCGTGCGGATCGCAGCCGCAGATGGGCCAATCGCAGTCGGCCGGGTCGTCGGGTCCATTGGGCTGGAGGCGAGCCTTGCACGTCCAGAATGCGCCGTGGAAGGTGCGCAGGTGTGTTCGAAATTCGTGCATGTCGTTAATCCACGGCATGCCAGGAACCGGCGCGAATGCTTGATCGGACAGGCCGCGAAAGTGATTGCGGGTTCGGACCCCGGCCCAATGGATTACGGCGTCCACGACAGGAAAATCCCCGCTCAGCCAGCGCTGGGCATCCGAAAGCTGATTGCGGAGAAACCCGTAGGCGTCAGCGTCCTGAGCGATGTTGGGTGCCAGCCAGCGGGCGAGGCGCTCGCGAACGGTCATTTGGAGACTCCTTGCAGGTGGCAGGTCCAGCAGCGTTGCTGGCGCGTGGCGAGGTCGAGAAAGCTGGAGGACACGAACCGCCCACAGTCGTGGCAGGTTATGCCGACAGTCTTTGTGTGCGCGGTCATGGATGCCCCCACGATTCTGAAATGCGGACCCACTCGGTCCAAGCTTCGGGATCGCGCTGAGCGTTCGTCGCGTTGCCGTCGGGGCGCACGAAGCGGCGCGTCCGGGTGCGAGGGTTCCAGTCTAGCAAGCCGCGATTTTCGCCTTGGCAGACGCCGCACCGAGGCAGGTCACCGTCCAAAGTATCAGCTTGGGCCCGCTCGGGGCCGCCGCCACAAACAGCGCACCAACTCATATCAGCACCGCCCCCAGCACGACGGCTGAGATGAAGGCGAGTTCGCCCGCGATAGTGAGGAGCGGCTTTGCCTGAGACGCGAAGCGGCTCAGTCCCGAAGGGACGCCCGAACGGTGCCGAAGGCAATCGCCTAACCTTGAGGAGTTGGGGAGGAATTGCCGCGCCCGCCTCCCCGTCAGGCTGATCGTGCCATCGTCCTCTCGAACGACGTACCGCGACAATCTCTTGGCGAGGGAGATCATAGCGATTCCACCTCCCCAATCTCAAAGGATATTCCCCGGGCGACTTCGTAGAGCTCGTCAACTTCGGTGAGATCGTACATCGCGTTGATGGCAGCCTGGCCTGATCGACTGACCCTGAAATTGCCACGAGACGCGTCCAGCCGGGACGCCTGCAGCGCCGAGATTGTCGCGTCGACTAGCGCAAGCTGCGGATCGCACGTCCGGTCGACCAGGATCAGCGGGGACGGACCCCTCGATGCCACGGCTTTACCGTTGCTTGTCCAGCTCATGGTTTTTGCTCCTGAAGGATGGTCCGAACTTCGAGGCCGAGAGCGCGAAGACGAGCTTCCAAGCTGCCTCGCTCGTCCCACCGGACCTCGATAAGGCGGTGGCAAGCGTCGGTCGCCCAACCGAGGGAATAAACGCCATCATGAAGCCAGCGTGGGCGGCCTACGAAGCGCCAATCCTCGCCCAGATGCGGCAAGGCCCGCCTGCTGCCCTTCGTGAGGCTCGCTGCGATCTCCCTCGCGTTCATGGCTGTGCCTCGGGAGGCTGGGGAACTAGGGGGAGGTCATACCAGTGCGTCAGGTACGCGAGGGATTGATCGGGATCGCCGGCTGCGCGCCATTCGCTTTGGTCATGGTCCCAAACGGCGAAGTTGTAGTGGCGGCGAGGTCCGCGGCCCCAGTCGTGTCCCGTCACCAGGATCTCGCGATCCTTCGGTGCCTCGGAGATTGGCCTCCATCCGTTATCCATCTCAGCCATACTGGGGGTGGGCGATGCCTTCGGCCCGCGCTCGCGCCCTACGGGCCCAGCCTGCTCCGCAGTCTGTCCGGCTTCGCCGCTTTGATCGCTATCGCTGGGGAGGTGCCAGCTCAGAGCCCCTAGGCGCGCAATCGTTACGTCCCACGCGGCGGAGAAGTGCATGTAATCGAGGCGATTGAGATCGTAGGCCTGGGTAAGTGCCGCCAGGATTATCTCTTCGTTCGCGTGAATCTCTGCAATGCGCGAGGGATCGAAGTCCGTAGGGCCGAGACGCGAAGCAGGCTCGGTCGAAGACGAGAGCCCGGTGCCGAAGGCACGCGCCCACAGCTTACGAGCCAATTCCCTAAGCATGGTGGGGGAGGGGGTCATGACTGCCCGCCTTTCGCTTTGAGCAGAGCGGCGAGCGCTTTATCTCGACCTCTGACAAATCCCGGAGTTTCGAGGACTATTTCCAGCGCCTCGGCGAGATCAGGAGCGGCGGCGATAAGGTGGGCGTCAGATTGACCTCGCGCCGTCCGCATGTCGAAAAAGACTAGCGCCAGAATGTCGTCATCAGGTCCAACCTGCAACAAGCGGGTATCTACGCCGATGCGCGGAGCATAGCTGAGGCGAACGCCCGAAACCTGCCACGGTCCCGTGGTCCAGCCGCTCATCTCCCTTCCCCTTCACGGGCTTTGGAGGAGGCTTCACGAAGGAGAGCGGCGCGAACTTCCTTGCCCAAGGGAGTCAAGCCGATGTCCGGAGGTTCCATCCCCGAGACGTGCTCCAAGAGGCCCTTGTCGATAAGGCGGTAGAACATCCGGCGACCGGACGGATCTAGGGTGGCATCATCGTTGTAGCCGATCGAAGCATTCACGATGCATCGCCTCTGCGCCTTCGTCAGTCCGTTCAGCACATCGGCGACCGACAGCCCCTTATCGGAACCCTCTTCCAGACGGGGGGCGGTCACGACACGATCCGATAGGCAACGAGGTCGAGCTTCGGATCATGCTTGTTGTGACGCCATTCGCAATCTGAGGCCGGGAGGACCGCGTCGACGTAACTGGAGGGGTCCTCGCGCTCACACCGAAGCATGGTCTTGACTTGCGCTGTCGCCGCGACCGGACACCCCCCTCCAGCCCAATCGATCCACTCACCGGGGGCGGTCATGATTGCACCTCGGGCAGGCGAACGCGATCTTCGCCCGCGACAACGGTCCGCACCAATGGCCAACCGTAGGTAGCGTAAATGACGGGCTGGCCGCCCACCTTGTCAGCGCTGGTGAACCTCGCGGCGAACTCGCTTCCGTCATCTCGGGAGACGATGATCCGCTGGCCCGGCTTTAGGTCGGAGCCCCTCATGATTTCACCGGAGGCTTGGGGAGCGGGCGCCAATGCGTGCAGACGTGCCGCATGCCGTCACTGTCGATGACAGTGTTCCAGCCGCGCTGGCCCCGCGTGGTAGCCGGCGGGATCCGGCCTTTGATGATTTTGCCTGCGCCGGCCAACCCTTCGACTTTCGCGCCGGGGCGAGCCGTATCAATCGGCCTCCACTTATCTACGACAGGTGAGGGGGCAGATACCTCAGCGTTCTTTGCGTCTGCACGACCGTCGGAGAACCCTGGGCGGTAGTCAGAAAAGGCACCGTATTTTCCGTCGTCATGCGATCCGAACGGCTCGCCATAGAAGCCATCGGTGTAGCCGCAGAGATAGGCGGCATCGTTGAACTTCGTGCCGTTCGGATCAGGCCGGGGGTTCCAGCCATCTACGACAGGTGAGGTAGGGGCCGCGCTCATGACCGAGCGACTTTCGAAGCAGCTTCGCGAAGCTTGCGGGCCATAAGATCGTGCCCGGCTGCGCCGCCCGGAAAGCCGTAATCACGGAGCCGCTTGGCAAAGCTGTCGCATCCGCCAGCAACTTCGAGCGCCACGGTAACGAGGAAGTCCACGTCGTCGTCGTTTTCGGGGGTTTCGGCAGTTGCCACGGTCGGGCTCACGGGCGCGCTCACAGCGACACCTGCGAGCTCGCGGCGGCGCGACGTGCGCGGTTTGTCTGGCTGTGACAGGCTCGACAGCCCTTGGACTCTCCGCGAACTGTCATCCGCCGGTTTTCACCTTCGATAAGGTGCCCGCGCTTGCAGATGGCTTTGCACGCCGCCGGCTTGACCTTGACGAACCGCCCCTTCGCGATCGCGTCTTGAGTGTTGTCCCGGTAGGTCCCGAGGAAAAGATGGTCAGGATTGACGCACGCCCGGTTATCGCAGCGGTGGCAAACCACGAGGCCGGCTGGGATCGGACCATGATGATGAGCAAAGCTCACCCGATGCGCTCGCAGGTTAGTGCGGCCCATGGCGAATGTGCCGTAGCCCGATGCATTACGCGATGCTGTCCAGATCCAGCATGCGCCGCTCTGGTCGGTCTTTAGCCAGAAGCGAACAAGATCGCGTCCGGAGAGAGTCATCTGGAGGGCTGCGGGAAGAGCCATGTTCGATCCTTGTGGGTTCTCGCGGCCCGGCGTGTGCCGAGCCGTCCGGGGAGGTCAGGCGGGGAGATGTTCCCAGCCGTAGCCATTGGGATTGAGACGGACGTTTCTCTGCTGCTCTCCGTCGACGATCACGCCGACAAATCCGGGGAAGCCAGGAATGAAGTCGGTGCGGGGGCGAACGGTAGCGACGGCCCCGCCATAGGCTGGCGACGTAACCCGGACCTGCTGTCCGTCGGCCAGGGGGGAAGGGGTCTGCATCGTCTGCTCCATCTGTTTCGATGGAGGCGTTGTACATCTTACAACGAGGCGGTCAACTGCAAAGTTGTAAGGGAGACAACTTTTGTCGTGTTTAGGCTAGCCCATAGGAAGAAAGGGCTGGGACACTGTCCTGCCCTTGGCCACGGTAGGCGTCAGGAATCGCCTACCAAACACAATGTCCGACACCGTGAGCATTTGCATCCTGGGGTAGAGAACTCCGTTCACATCTAGATCGCCAGCCTCCCCCATCTCTCGGCGGAAATTTGCTGTCTTGCGCGGGCCTAGCGTATCCATAACGATAAGGCCGGCCATCAAGGCTTGATCGCGCTCTAGAACCCCACGAAGGCTGCGGATCACGTCCACGTTGACGTTTCTTCCCCCCTTCACCTCAATGACCATGCTTTGCAGATGACGCTCCCCAGGAATGGAGAAATAGAGCCTGCCATCGATGCCGCCGTCCGCAGTTTTGCGGGAAGTCACAAACCCGTCGATTTGCTCGATCGCCCACTTCTGGAACTGGTGCTTGTCGCGCTCCCAGAGGTCTTGGGCGCCCTCTAGTGTGTGCGGAACGCCTTCAATGACAAAGTCGACGCCCTCCCGAAGCCCAAGCCGATCCTCCAATCTAACCTTAGCCACGCGCTTTATGGCGTGAATTGCGATGTCGATTCCGATCCAACGGCGGCCCAGCGTGTGCGCCGCTTCGATGGTTGTCGCGCAGCCGCAAAAGGGGTCAAACACAACATCGCCCGGATTTGTCGAGGCTTCTATAATCCGCTTCATCAGCGCCAACGGCTTCTGAGTGGGATAGCCCATGCGCTCTTTGTTAGAGCCGACCAGCGATGGTATGTCGTTCCATACGGATTGGACCGGCACGCCCTTAGAATCCTCTAGGAACAGTTTCTGGCGGGCATAGCCGGTGCGAGAGTAGTGCAGCTTCCCTTCGTCATGCAGGCGCTGGATGGTGTCCCTGCTGTATCGCCATGCGCGAGTGTGACCGTTCCACTCGAATACCGGGTTGCCCTTCGCCGCGCCGCCGGGGCCAGTTAGCGGAGTGGTCGTGAAGCGACGTCCCTTATTGTCGACATTCCTATAGGTCGTTTCAATATAGGCGGGGTCCAGCGGCATATAGAGCTGGTTCCACGTCCGCTTATCTGATCGTGAATAAAAAAGGATTGTGTCGTGAACGCGACCGAAATGCTTGGATCCCTGCCCCACGTCGTTGTGAGCTCCGTAGCGCTTCCAGATGATCTCGTTGACGAAGCTGGAATGCCCGAAAATGCTATCCATCATGACTTTGATATAATGGGCGGCGGTCGGGTCACAGTGGAGGAAAATCGAGCCCGTCGGTTTCAGGACGCCCCGGAGCGGCAAAAGGCGCTCGGTCATATAGGACAGGTACGCAAGGAGCCGCGGCTGCGTGTTCCGCAACGCGTTCATCCAGATCTTCCAGAACTCTACGATTTCGTCGTCAATGCCAGCGCCGCGCATCAACACCGGCATTATTCGAATTGCGCGTTGGCGCTCCTCGGAAAGTTCCCAGAGATCATTGAACGCCTCAATCTGGTCCGGCAGAGGACGCCCAGTTTCGTCCTTGTAGATGGCATTATAGTCGCGATTCGAGTTGAACGGTGGATCAAGATAAATGAGATCAACGCTGCCGAGCGGCATGTCCTGCATTATTGAGAGGCAGTCGCCGTACATAAGCCTGTTCACGGCAGCGCCCCTTTACCTGACCTCACTCACTAGCTTCTGCGCGGACGAGAGCAGCCGCAACCTCGGCGATCTGGCGGCGCACGCCAGGTTTTGCTTGATCTAGGATTGACCAAATTCCCTCTGGATCTCCAGGGGATCTGGTCAAAAGGTTTGCAGGCTCGGTTCCTAGGGCATCGGCCAACCGCTCGAGCATTTCCTGATTGTAGGGCAATAAGCTACGCTCGACCTTGCTCAGATTACCCTTATCCATTTTCACCTTCTCGGCCAGCTGCTCGAGAGACATGTTGCGGGACTGTCGCCACGCGCGAATGAAATTCGGCCTGAATCGCGGTGCTTGCGCCATCCCGCTTTGTCGTCGGAAACTACGGCCCCGACGAGCGGTAGCCATACAACGAGCGCTTGACGATAGTTGTTGTATCACATACAACTCTGAGCATGAACCCGAAAGTCGCGCTCCGCTCGTATCTGGACAACCACGATATTCGCCCGGCCGCGTTCGCGCGCGCCATCAGCTACGACAAGGGCAATTTTCACCGGCTTCTCCACGCTGAGGACGCCTTCTGGCCTTCTCTTGAGTTGGCCCTACGCATTGAGCGGGAAACGAGCGGCGCCGTTCCGATGAGCCTCTGGGCAGAGGCAAAGGCCGCGTGACGGCGCTACTCCATCGCAGGCAGCGGGCCGTTTTTGACCTGCCAGTCGACCAAAGCTTTATCGCCTCGGCGGACATAAACCATGAGGCTGTGGATCGACATAACCCGATCCACCGAAGCGTCGGTTCCTTCGTCTCGGATGTGGACGTCGTCGTTTTCGTCGATCTCGACGGTGGGAGCCTCACTGAGCAGCACGGTGAGCTTGGATCGCATAGATCACCTCTTTCGCTTAACGGCCTCCTTGATGGGGATGGGGCCGGCCGCGGCCCTGGCATCCCAGTCGTCCAACAGTTTTTGCCCCGCTTCGATCCACTGCCGAAAGATAGCGATCGGCATGCAGCGAAGGTCCTCCTCGCCCCCTCCGACGGGCGAGTAGAACACTCGGCCGCCAATCTCCCGGAAGTCCGGTTTGGTATCGACGAAGGCCACCAGCTCATTCTTACGCGGCATAACAAAACGCTCCGCCCAAGTGCGACGACGGCACCTCCATGCCGCCGGGACTCGAAACAACCGTTTCGGACCCATCGCGTTGATGTACCTGATCTGTCCCCTTTGCAACCAACCTCGATCAATCCCCCGAAGATTGAAGGATTTCGGATACGGCCTGCATCGGGAGCGGCCGCATGACCCGCGAACCCACCTTCGAGAACCTGAACGACCGCATTCGCCGGATAGCGCGGGAGGAGTTCGAGCAGCTCAGGCTCGTCCAGCGGGCTCGTCAACTGAGAGCGCGTCGATGAGATCTGTAAAATATCCCGCATTGGCGACCTCTCGGATGTCCGCCGCCTCGCGGCAGAAGGGCTCATCCCAAGTTGCCACGTTGTCGGCGTGTGCCAGCACTTCGCGCTGCACCTCCAAGACAAAGGCAACTCCGAAGCGCTTGCCCATGACGTGGAGCAGGGCTCGCGCAAGTTGGAAGCCGTCATCGGTGTGCTCTGCTGCCTTTTCAGCGGCCTCCTTTTTGAAGCGCTCGACAAGCGCCTCCGTCTCCGTTTTGTCCACGGAATCTCCCTCTCGTGCACGTCAAACCACCTGCACGATAGCACCGGCGCCGGGAGGAGGTCGATGACCGATCCCCGGCGCCGGATTGGTGGGCTGCGCTTTGTGCCGATCGACGCACCGCAACTCGTCATCTGCGCTTCGGGAGATATTCGCCTCTTCATCCCAGAAGAGACCCGGCACTTCCTCGCACCCGCCCGCCAAGCTGAGCGGAGGGATGTGTAGATGGCAACCGTTCATCAGTCGCAGCTCGCGCCCGCGGCGAACAAGTTCCACGTCGGCAACGGCGATGACGGGAAGCACTATTGGCTGACCCCGCCAGACGTTTACGGTCCGCTGGACGCGCGCTTCAGCTTCGATTTCGACCCTTGCCCCTTCCCGAAACCAGAGGGTTTCGACGGCCTCACGGCCCCGTGGGGCAAGTCGAACTACGTCAACCCGCCTTTCGGATCGATCCTGCATCAAGGCCCGGGCGACAAGAAGCCGCGGAAGAAAGGGCCGACCGCATGGGCCCGTAAGGCGATTGAGGAGCAGGCGAAAGGCAACCGAACCGTACTCGTCTACCCGGTCGACAAGTGGCTCCTGATGCTGCTCGCCGCCGGCGCCAAGGTCGAGAACCTCGGCGACGTCAAGTGGCTCGCCACTGAGGACGGATCCGAGGGCAAGGGCACCGGGCGGCATATCGCCTGCTTCATTCTTGAGCCGAGGGAGGCGTAGATGGCTGAGCCCCTTCGCGTCCTTTCGCTCTTTGCTGGCATCGGCGGCTTCGACCTCGGTCTGGAGCGTGCGGGCGGATTCAAGACCGTCGCATTCTGCGAGATCGATCCATTCTGCCGGCGCGTGCTGGCCAAGCATTGGCCGGAGGTCCCCTGTTACGATGACGTTCGCACTCTCACCGCCGATTGCCTCGCCGCAGATGGGATCGCCGTCGACGTCATCTGTGGGGGGTTTCCCTGCCAGGATATCAGTTTCGCCGGAACCGGCGCCGGCCTCGCTGGCGAGCGGTCGGGACTTTGGTTCGAATATGCCCGCCTCATTGGCGAACTTCGACCCAGCTACGTCCTCGTGGAGAACGTCGCAGCGCTGCTTGCTAGAGGGCTGGACGTCGTTCTCGGGACCCTGGCCGCGCTCGGGTACGATGCGGAGTGGCATTGCATACCCGCTTCCGCCGTTGGTGCGCCTCACCGACGCGACCGGCTCTGGATTGTGGCCCACCCCAACGGTCGGGGGCGGGGGGCAGACGTTGCCGGAAGGAACTACGCCGACAGGCATGACACCGGACGGGCGGAAGCAGACAGTTTGCCTGGAGCGCTTTGCAATCCAAGTGGCTCGAGAGATTTGGCCTACTCCGCGGGCGAACGATTCCGAGAAGGGGGGCAATGTGGATCCCATGAACAAGCGCAATGGGCTGGTGGGCGCGGTGCGCCGGTGGCCCACGCCTACCGTAGCGATGCACAATGGCTCGTCGGCCGGCGCGATGGTCCGATTGTCCGGAAAGAGCAGATTGAACGACAGGCTCGACTGTGCGGTGGAGCAGGGGAACATCACGACTGGTCGGTTGAACCCGCTGTGGGTCGCGTGGCTCATGGGATTCCCCATCGAGTGGGCCAGCTTCGCGCCTACGGAAACGCCGTCGTCCCGCAAATCCCGGAGCTGATCGGCCGCGCCATCCTCGAAGCGATGGGGGCTGCCTAAGCCATGCCCCCCTCCGCTTATCTCGCCATCGCCATCGGCGCTCTCATAATCCTTCCTGGCATCGTCGTGATCTGGATCGCCCGCCGGTTCGTCGCTGAGGTCATCGAGGTTCTGAAAGCGGGACAGGATGACCGCGACGAGCTCGCCGATGCTCAGGATCTTCGCGGAATCATCCGGTCCCGGCTCGACGATCTCGCGGCCTCCCTCGAGCAATATCTCTCCCGGAGCGTCCCCACGCCCCCTGACCTTCCACGTGTCCATGAAAGCGGAAATAGGATATGAGTTCGAACGGTTCAGCGGATAAATCGCCCCTCATTTCCCGCAGCGAGGCTCGGGACAAGATCCGCAACGCTATTCGCATGTTCGTCGGGCGCGGCAAGCGCTATTCGGTGAAGCAGGCGTCCAATGGATCGGGCGTTCCGGATCGCCTCATCGAATGCGCGATGTGCGATCCCGGCTCTACGGACTGGCGCGACTTGAGCCTTGACGCCCTGCTTTCGCTCTCTTCGTTTCTTGGTCCCGATTTCACTTGCGAATGGCTGTCCCTAGCACAGCAAGGGGCCTTCTGGATACCGAACCCCGAGGACCTTCCTGCCGGTGAGATCGCCGCCGACAGCGCGGAAGATTGCGCCGCCGTAGCTCGAGCAGCCGCTGATGGTCGGTTCGATCGCGACGAGCGTCCGGTCCTTCGTGCTGTCGGCACTCGGATGATGGCCCGGGGCGCCCAGCTTCGCGCGGTTGGGAGCGTGGCGGCATGAACGATCTTACGACGATACCTTTCGCGTTCGAGGACCAAACCATTCTGATAGCCGATAACGACGGTTACCCGTGTTTTTTGGCCGTTGACGTATGCAAGGCTCTGAACATCAAGAATTCCCGGAAAGCGGTAAGGCAGCTCGATAGGGACGAAAGGGCTGAGGTACCTTTAAGATACCCCAGCTCAAATGGGGTCAGCCAAGTTCGTCGCCGAACCGTTCTCAGTGAAGCTGGCGTGTTCACCCTTGCTCTCCGGTGTCGGGATGCCATGAAGCCCGGTACGGCCCCCTACAAATTGCGGAAGTGGGTGACGGGCGTTGTGCTTCCGGCGTTTCGTCGCGGTCATGCCACCGAAGACGTAAGAGTGACCCAGTTCGCCGAGGAAGCTCTCAAAGTGATGGGTGGAGTGGTCCAGGCAATTATCCGCAAGGAAATGCGTGAGTTTAGAGAATCACTTCTTCCCGTTGCTGTAAACGAAACTATTCTCTCCGGGCGATACGCGGTCGTAGAGGGGATCAGCTCGCTCGGAGTGTTAGAGCTATGCGGATATGGCAAAGGTCAAAGACCCAAGGGCTCTTCACAGTTCGTCACACGAAGACTGGTACGCTATCACGTTTTGCGCAGCTCTCAGGTCCGTTTTCCCTCAGTGGGAGGGAGCGTAGTCCATCTATTTGATGAAATGACTAGCCGAGAATGGCTATCTAGCGGCGGTAAAACTGAAATAGACCATTTCGTGGCGCAAAAGCGCGGACAAGGCCGCCTCAGGCTCATCGCCAAACCCACCCTCGCCGAGATTGCGAAAGACCGGCTACGGGATCGGCGGGCGTGACGATCGAGCTGCCCTGGCCCCCTGCCAGCCTCTCAGGCCACAACAAGGGCCATTGGAGGGGAAAGGCGGCCATCGTCGCCCAGCATCGCCTGTGGGCGCGCAATGCCACCCTAGCGGCCAAGGTACGCGCTCCGGCTCGGGGTGACATCCGGGTTATCGTCGGCTTCTATCCGCCTGACCGCCGCGGCGATCGGGTGAACTTTCCCAATCGGCTGAAGCCCTACTTCGACGGAATCGCCGAAGCCCTGGGCGTCAACGACAGCCGCTTCCTGCCGTCCTACCACTTCTGCGAGCCGATCAAAGGGCGGGGCAAAGTCGTCATCGGGATCGAGGTGCCGTCGTGATCCTATCGTCTGCTCCCGCGGTCGCCGAGGTGCTTCCTTATAGGTTGAGATTCCGATTCGGGGTCGCCCTGATACGGCATCTAATCGAGGCGGCCTCCCTTGTAACTGAGATCCATCCCGCCACCATCATCGGGCCTCAGAGGACAAGAAGGGTGGCCTACGTTCGCTTCGCAATAATGGCGGTAGCGCGGGAATGCCAAAAGTCCTTGCCACAGATTGCTCATGAGCTGGGCAGGAGCGATCACACTACCGTCATCCATGGCCTGGCTCAAGCGAAGCGCCTCGAACGAGAGGATCCTGACTTTGCTACCCTAGCGCGTTTCCTACGCAACGAGGCGGATAAATCATTGTCGGCACCGTCACCCTCTATGCTGAAGGAGGGGAAATGAGCGATTTTGACGAGGCCCATAGCGCCGTCTCTGTCGGGATCGCTGAGCGCTACCTTTGCCAGTCCCCAGACATGACCTGGGAGGAGAGGTGCGACGAGCTCGCCACGGCGGCGATCGAGGCCATGCAGCTTTTCATACAGGGCCAGCGTCAGCTCAGCATGTTCGTCGGAGAAGCTGCATGAGCGCAGAAATGGACCGGCTCATAAAAGAGGTTCTGGACCTGGGGTGGGAGGGCCGGTCGACGGCCTTTGGCCCGTGCGAGGGCTATGTCTACTTCGTTGTTACGGCCGGAAGCCAAGACAAGCATGTGAAGATAGGGTTCAGCAAATCAGACCCAAGGAGGCGGATGGCTGCTCTGCAAACGGGCAATCACAAGCACCTTCGCATTCTGGGCTTCTTACCCGGCTGCCGTCGCATGGAAGCCGCGCTGCACGTCCAGCTAGCGCCGCATCGCGCCAGCGGAGAGTGGTTTCGGGCGCCTTCGGATCTATTCTCTATCATCGAGCAGCACATCATCGATCACGGGCTAGCCTCGAACGATCCCGAAAACTTTTGCGTTGGTGACGGATGAGCGGCGTCATCTCCACCGCCTTGCGCCATCTCATGGCTGCCGGAGTCACCGGCGAAGCTTTGCTGCGTGCCGTGGAGGACATAGAGGCAGCAATTCCCACGTCGGTGGACGAAGCCGCAGAGCGCCGCCGTGAACGTGATCGTCTTTACCAAGCCGAGCGTCGTCGGCAGAAATCGGCAGACTCGGCAGATTTGGACGACGCGTCCGTTTCCTGCCCCCCCAATGAGTATATATCTAACCCCCCGGTTCCCCCAGTTGAGGCTAGCGCCTCAACAGCCCCCAAGGGCCGTGACCGCGGATCGAAAATCCCTGAGGATTGGAACCCACCCTCCATCGCCGAGCTGACCCCGGAAGCCCGAAGCCTCGCCGAAAAGTGGCCGGCGGCGTCCTACCGCGCCGAAGCCGAGGCATTCCGGAACTTCTGGCTCGCCGAAAGCGGGGCTCGAGCCCGCAAATCGAACTGGGACCGGGCTTGGGCAAACCGGATCGTCGCTGTGAGCGGCCAGGTCATGCGCCAGGCCAAGTTTGCCGAACCTGAGACGAAGTTCGCCAAGCGCGAGATGGATCCAGCCGAGACTAGCGCCCTCGCCGCGCTGACCAAGGCGAAAGACCAGCTCCCCTTCGACGAATGGTGCAAGCTCCGGGACGCCCACTACCGACGCTGGCCGCCGCCGGGAAAGTCTCGTTCTGAGGACCGGCGGACCTTCAAACCGGCCGGCATCGGCGATCTAACCCAACGAATCCAGCGACAGGCAACAGCATGACCACATCTACACAGAGCGGGAGAGGGCTATGCCCGCAATAGGCAATATTGACGAGATCGTGGAGACAATCGGCTTCACCGGCTTCGAGGCGCTCGTCAGCGTCCGCGGCGGACGCCGGCTCTACGTGCCGACCCACGTTGCCGGGGCGCAGCAGATTATCCAGTGGCTAGGCGAGGACAAGGCCGCCAGTCTGGTCGAGAGCTTCGGCGGGTTCCACGTTGACATCCCCAACCGGCGGCCCACCACTCCACCATCTCGCCGTTCCATAATCGTCGCCTTCATAGATGCGGGCAAGACTGACGACGAGATAGTCGAGTTGGTCCAGTGCACCGAAAGGTCCGTCCGTCGGTATCGATCCGAAAGGCGGGACACGCGTCCGGCTTCCAAACCAAAGCCGCAAACGTGAACCGTCCGAGCGTCCCATTCAACGGGCACCTCGGGACAGAGGCCGATCGGGATAAAGTGGCACCGGCGGGTCATCTGGCTCCCGGTGCCATGACCCGAGGCAAGGCCAGTGCCGTCTACATCACGGACCATGCGATCCTGCGTTACCTCGAGCGCGGCTACGGCCTCGACGTTGAAGCGGTGAGGGACGAGATGGTATCCGCCGCTCGCCCAGCCGTCGACTTTGGCGCCCCGGTCGTGATTTGCCACGGGGTGAGGCTTATCATCCAGGATGGGTGCAGGGTTGTAACGGTCCTGCCGAAGCGGCGGAAGTAAAGAGATGGGCCGCCCATCCTCCTACGACACCGCGCTCGCCGATGATATATGCGCAAAGCTGGCTAGCGGGATGTCCCTGCGCAAGATTTGTGACGAAGACGGAATGCCCGACCGGGAAACGGTTCGTCGGTGGCAAATGGAGAATGAGGATTTCGCGGCCAAGTGCGCCCGCGCGCGTGACATCCAGGCTGACGAATATTTCGACCGCGTTCTCCAGGTGGTCGACGACGTGGCTGAGGGCACCGCTAAGTCTGCTCGGGTCAAGCTGGCCGGGCTTCAATGGATGGCTTCGAAACTCGCTCCGAAACGCTACGGAGACCGCACGACTCTTGCCGGCGATCCCGACGCGCCGTTCGACATGAAGATCGACGCGACGGTCCGCTTCGTGCGCCCGGGAGAGGTGGCCGATGCAGGTTGACCTTCAACTCCCTGAGTGCATGGAAGAGCCGCTATTCGCCATGACCGCCGATGACGGCCTCCCTGTGCGTCACAGGGCTCTCCACGGCGGCCGCGGCAGCACGAAGTCTCATTCCTTTGCCCGGGGCCTGCTCTTTCGCGGATCGGTCAAGCCGGAACGCATCCTGTGCGCGCGTGAGATTCAACGCTCGATCGAGGGATCGATCAAAAAGCTGCTGGACGATCTTATCCCCCAAATGGGATTGGGCCCGACGAACGGAGACGGCTTCTACCACAGCTTGCAAAGCGAGATCAGGGGACGGAACGGCACTTTGGTATCGTTCGCCGGCCTCAGGACGAACGTCGCCAGCATCAAGTCCTCCGAAGGCATTTCCATCGCCTACGTGACCGAGGCCAGTGCGGTGAGCCAAGATAGCATCACCACCCTCACCCCCACAGTCCGCCTACCCGGATCCGAGATCTGGTGGGACTGGAATCCGGACCAGCCTAACGATCCGGTGGATGTCATGTTTCGCGGTGGTCAGCCCCCGCCCGGTTCTATCGTGCGAGAGGTCAACTACCCCCAGAATCCTTGGTTCGGTGATCCTCTGAAGAGCGAGATGGAGTGGGACCGGCGCCGGGACCCGGAGAAGTACCAGCATATCTGGCTCGGCCAGTATAAGCGCAACAGCGAGGCGCGTGTCTTTCACAACTGGCGCGTTGAAGAGTTCGACCATGGACCTGAGGACGGCGTTTATCGCTTTGGCGCCGACTGGGGCTTCAGCATCGATCCGACCGTCCTTATTCGGTGTTGGTTGGAAGGTAGGACGCTCTATGTCGACCAGGAGGCATACGCGGTCGGCTGTCCGATAGACAGTACGCCTGCTCTATTCGCCGGCAGCGACTACCGGGACCCCGCAAGGTGGGAAAACCCAAGCGCTTATCCGGGTGTTCCGGGAGCCCATAAATGGCCCATCATCGCCGACTCCGCCCGGCCGGAGACGATTGATTACATGAAGAGCCGCGGCTTCGACATCCAGCCCGCGATCAAAGGGGCAGGATCGGTCGAGGACGGCGTCGAGTTCCTGAAGAGCGTCGACATCGCCGTCCATCCGCGATGCCAGCACGTTATCGACGAGCTCACCTTCTACAGCTGGAAGGTTGATCCTCGGACGGGGTTGGTCCTGCCGGTCCTGGCCGACAAGAAGAACCACACGATTGATGCGCTTCGATATGCCTTGGAAGCTGTGCGTCGAGCCGGAGGCTCCATGGATCATGTTTCGCTGCCGAGATCGGGATCGTCGCGGACACTCAGCATGTGGGGCGCCGGCCGCGCAGTAGGGGGAATGACCAGATGACCGTAATTGACCGCATCCGGGCCGCGGCGACCTCCTTCCTCGCAGCGCCGAGGGCGGAGAGAGTGGAGCGCTCGCTGTCAGCGCAGCGGGCCATGGATCGCCACGCTTGGCGCTACTCCGGCCTTCTGGGCAAGCGGGTGGCGAATGACGACGCAATCCTCACCGCTCACGGCGGGAATGACCTGGCGCTATGGCGGGACATTCTCGACGACGACCGCTGCAAATCCTGCTTCCAGCAGAGGATCGAGGCAGTCAAGTCGCACGATTGGACGGTCGAGGGCGGGGGCGACGATCGCAAGTCGAAGAAGGCCGCCGAGTTCCAGCGGTATCAGCTCAAGTCGATCGAATTTGACGAGACGACGGAGTTGATGATGTACGGCATCTGGTTCGGCTTTGCCGTCGGCGAGCCGGTCTATCGCATCATTCCCCAAGGGGAGGAATGGGCCGGGATGGTCGGACTGGACCGCATTGACGTGCCCGACCGCGCATGGTTCGGCTTCGGTGCCGACGGCGAGCTTCGCATCATCGACGCGATGGGTGTGAGGGATGAGCCCGTCCCCGAGCGCAAGTTCTGGGTCTTCCGACACGGCAACGATCACAGCTTCCAGCACTACGGGGTGGGCCTCGCTCACTGGCTCTTCTGGCCCGTCTTCTTCAAGCGCCAGGGATTCCCGTTCTGGCTGAGGTACCTCGAGCGGTTTGGATCGCCGACAGTCGTGGGCAAGGTCTCGGCCGGCCAGCTCGACAGCCTCGAGGGCCGCCAAAAGGCATTGGACGCGCTGCGATCGGTCGCTTCGGATGGTGCCATCGCAGTTCCGGATTGGCTTCAGCTCGATCTACTGGACGCGGCCAGGTCGGGCCCGGGAGGCTATGAGCTGCTGATCGACCGGTGCGATGCGGCAATCACCCGGATCATTCTCAGCCAGACGATGACGACCGAGGACGGCTCCAGCCGGTCCCAGGCCGAAGTTCACATGGACGTCCGGAAGGAAATCACCAAATCTGACGCCGACAAGCTGTGCGCCAGCTACAACCGCGGCCCGGGGCGCTGGCTGACCGAATGGAATTTCCCCGGGGCAAAACCGCCGCAGGTCTTCCGGGTCATGGATGAGCCGGAGGATCTCGGTGAGTTGGCCGATCGCGACACGACCCTTAAGGGGCTAGGCTGGCACCTGACCCCGGACGCCTTCGCGGACCGGTACGGGAAGGGCTATGAGTTCAGGAAGCCTGAGACACTGAACTTGGGCAGTCCGGACGATATGCCGCCAGATGATCCGCCCGAGTTCTCCGCTCGCGACGTCGACGCAATCGACCGCCTAGTTTCGGCCTTGTCTGAGCGGGGCAATGAGGCTGTAGCCGCGTTCATCGCGCCGTTAGAGGACAAGCTGAAGGGCGTTACTAACCCGGAATTTCTCCGGATCGCTCTGCTCGACCACCTGGAGCAAATGCCGGCGGATGAGTTCGCTTTGGCCTTGGCGGATCCAATGCTGGCGGCGAGGGCGGCCGGCGAGGCAGGGATCGAAGTGGAGAGGCTGAGGTGACAACAATCGCCACCGATGGCCAAAGCATGGCAGGGGACGGGCGCATCACGTTCCACGATTACATCGTTAACGAGACGAGCGTGAAGGTGAGACGCCTTCCCTCAGGGAGCTTGATTGGCTTCTGCGGAGACTCCGGGGACGACATCGTCTTCGAAGAATGGCTGGAGCGGGGAGGCAAGAAGCCGAAGCTGTCTAGCGGGTTTTCCGCCCTAGTTCTAACCCAAGGACGGCGCCCTCGGACGTACTTCTACGATTGCACCTTCGATGAAATCGACCCACCCTATGCTATCGGGTCTGGGGCAAGATTTGCATTTGCGGCCATGGATTGCGGTAAATCTCCCGAGGAGGCGGTTCGCATCGCCGCTGGCCGATGCACGAAGACGGGGGGCAAGGTCACCGTCTTGACGCTAACCACGTGACCGCCTTTCGAGCCGAGCCGCAGAGCCCATCGCCCCCACGCATCAATCCGTTGGCGGTCGACACGGCCGAACTCATCCGCATAATCGAGCGCAAACGCCCCCGGGCCATCCGAAGTTGGCGGGAACTCGGCGCCGAGGAATATGCCCGCGCCTTCACCGCTGCGGCTACGGCTGAATCGGATATCGTCGCCGATCTCTACGAAGGGTTGCTCGGTACCATGCGCGAGGGGGGAGGGGAGTCCGACTTCGCTGATCGAATGATGCCCGTCCTTCGGGACAAAGGATGGCTGCCCCAGCTCGACGACAAGGCGCTCGGGCGCCGGGTACGATTGATCTATGACACGAATATCCGCACTTCCCAGGCTGTCGGTAAATGGCGAGCCGCCCAGCGGACCAAGCAGTTCCTCCCCTATATCCGCTATTCGGCCGTCATGGATAGCCGCACTAGGCCGGCCCATGCTGCGCTGCACGGCATCATTCGGCCAGTCGATGATCCCTTTTGGGCTCAGGCTTACCCACCATGCGGGTTCCAGTGTCGGTGCATCGCCTCGCAGCTCAGCCGATCTCAGGCGGCCCGATACGGGGGCGTGAGCGACGAAGCGGCGGCGACCGAGGCCTTGCGGCAGGCACGAGACCTGTCGAGCGGCGAAGGTGAGTTCTGGGCATACAATGTCGGCGCGTTGGCCGAAAAAGCGGCTGTAGCGCAGGTTCAGCGGGCGAATGACCGACGTTTGGCGGGGTCTCCGCTAATTTCGGGAACGTCTACCCAGGGAGCTACGATCTGGGGGACGTTATTCACCAACCTTATCGGCCCGTTGCTGGAGCGCCTAATGACGGACTGACCGGACGCGCGTCCGGGTTTTAAGCCATTGCCATAGAACGCAACCGTCTCGCTCATGAGCGAAGAGCGGGTCACTGAGATCGAGGCATTCCGGGTTGGTCCTGCGTCGCGCGGGATCACGGAGCGCGATGTCGACGAGGCCGTGACGAGCTACAATGCCCGCGCCGAAACCGGCCCGGCCCCTCTCGTGCTCGGCCACCCTCAGAGCGACGATCCGGCCAAGGGGTTGATCGCGAGGGCGCGCCGTGACGGCTCGAAGCTATACCTCGGACTCAAGAACATCGCGGCCGACGTCGTCGAGGCGGTCAGGGGCGGCAAATACATCAACCGATCGATTAAGTTCTGGCATCCCACCGACCCCGCGAACCCAACCCCCGGCAAGTGGGATATCCGTCACCTTGGTCTTCTGGGGGCCTCGGCGCCTGGCATCCCCGACATGGCCCGTCTCAGCTTCTCCGCCGACGAGTCCGAGATCGAGGGAGTGGCTCCGGCCGCCGCTCTCGTCGTTGAGTTCGCTGCCGGCACCGAACTTCTCACCATAATCGAGGGAGGGCCGACCGTGGCCGACAAAGACACCGTTCCCAAGACGGAATTCGACGCTGCCGTGACCGAGCGCGATCGGCTTCAGAGCCTGCTCGATGCGGCCGCCTCGAAGGCCGAGACCGACCGCAAGGCGGCCAACGTCGCGTTCGTCGCCGATCGCGTCAAAGAGGGGCGCGTCCTTCCGGGCCACAGCCACGGATGGGCCGAGATCCTCAACAACCTTCCGGCCGCCGAGGTGCAGTTCGACGCGGAGACCAAGTGCGCTCCGGCCGACTGGCTCAAGGGGCTGCTTTCGGCCGCTCAGCCGCAGATCATCTTCGAAGCGCTTTCGCCGAGCGGCGAGAAGAACGGCGGGCCTCTCAGCGCCGACCAGATCACAGCCCAGGCTCGCAAGCTCGTCGAGGACGGCAAGGCCGTGAGCTTCGAGGCTGCGGTCGCGACCATCGAATCCAAGCAGGGGGCATAGCGCCATGGGAATCAGCACGAGCGGTCTGACGAAGCCCTACACGGCGGGCGGAGCCATTTCCAAGCGACGCTTTCTGAAGTTCGGCGCGGCGGACGGGGTGGTCATTCAGGCCACCGCAGCGACCGACAGCATCATCGGCGTCTCGGCCGACCTCGACGTTGCCATCGGCGATCGTGTCGACGTCTTTATGGTCGGCAACATTGCCGAGGTCGACTTCGCCGGCACAATCACGCGGGGTGGGTTCGTTACCTCGGACGCCAACGGCAAGGCCGTGGCAGCGGCTCCCGGCGCGGGCGTCAACAACAGCTACGGCGGTCAGGCCGAAGTATCGGGTGTCAGCGGAGACGTCGGCATGATCATCGTCCAGCCTGGCGCTGTCCAGGGCGCTTAAGGGGGTAGCTTCTAATGGCACCATTCACGATCAATCCCGCGTTGGTCGCCATCGCGCTGGATTACGGCAACGTCAACCGAGGCAGCCGGGGCTATATAGCCGACGAGGTCATGCCTCGGGTTCGCGTCGACGCGCCGGAATTCAAATACCCGTCCTATCCCATTGAAGAAGCGTTCGACGCTCCGGACACGCAGGCGGGTCGGCGATCCAAGCTGAACGAATTCCTGCTCACCGCCACGGAAGAGACGGGTAGCGTCGACGACTACGGCCTCGAGGCACCAATACCGTTTCGCGACGAGGCGGCGGCGCGGTCGGGCAACATGCCCTTCTCGTTCCGTGCGCGCGCCACCCGCACGCTGGTCGACAAGGTTCAGCTCGGACGAGAAAAAAGGGTTGCCGCCCGTGTCTTCAGCGCGGCGAACTTTCAGAACGGCTACAAGGCCACTCTGAGCGGCTCGGACCAGTTTGGTCATGTCGACAGTAAGCCGGTGGACCTCATCCTCGATGCCAAAGCGTCGATGCTTATCCCGCCGAACACCGGCGTCATGGGTGAGCGCGTCTTCCGCCGCCTCCAGTTGAACGCATCCGTCTCACAGCGATTGGGCGGGTCGGGCAACAGCGGGCGCATGGTGACGCAAACGGAGCTCGCGGCCATTCTGGGCCTGGAGCGTCTAATCATCGGCAACACTATCCAGCAGACCTCGAAAAAGGGTCAGGCGATGACGACGGCGCCCATCTGGGGTGACCATTTCGCCCTGCTGCGGATCGCGCCCACAAACGGCACCGGCACGGTCGACAACCCCGAGGATCCGAGCTTCGGCTACACCTTCCAATGGGGCGACGTCGTCGCGGGCGAATATAATGATCCGCAGATGGGTCTGATGGGCGGCGTCCGGGTCAAATACGGCGAGATGCTCGACGAGAAAACCGTCGCGCCCTATGCCGGCTATCTCCTCACCAACGCGGTCAGCGGCTAAGGAGGCTTGGCGATGAAGTATCTTTCCAATCTAAACGGCCAGGAATTCGGCGGGAAGGTCTACGACCAGGGCGATGAGCTGAAGGTCAATGACGACAACCGCGCGGCGGCCGATATCCTCGCGGATCGCGGCGACTCGACGAAGGTCGAGGATGGCGATCCCAAGGTGACGAGCAATGGCGACAGCGCCAAGGCGCCCGACCCCCTCGATCACGATGCCGATGGGCGCAAAGGCGGCTCGGAGGCCGGAGATAAGGCCACCGCACGCAAGAAGTAAACCAGCAAGGCTGGGGCGTGAGGGGCCGTCCGCTTGGAAGCCGCGGGCGGCCCTTTGCTGTTTGAGGTGAGCCGATGCCGTATCTAACCAAGGCCGAATATCTAGACCGCTTCGACGAAGCCGAGACGATCTCGATCACGGATCCTGAGGCGGTGGCGATCGACGACAGTAAACTCGATGCAGCGATCCAAGCTGCGAGCGATATGGCGGACTCCTATGCGGCCAAGCGCTATGCTGGCAGCCTCCCGCTCGCTCCTGTTCCGACCGCAATCAAGGACGTTGTCGCCGACCTGGCCCGGGAGCGTCTATTCACCATGCGGCCGACCGAAGAGGTCACGGCTCGCGCAGACCGGGCCAGGGCATGGCTGCGCGATCTAGCGAAGGGCATTGTCGAGCTCGTCGGGCTTGCGGGCGTTCTCGTCGAAGAGGCGTCCGGGGACGAACCGATCGTCTATGCGCCTGAGCAGATCTTCACCGATTGCCTCTTGGGTTCTTACCGCGGACGGATGCAATGAGCGGTATCCGGATGGAGGTATCGGTCGATGACGGAGGCTTAGGCCGGGCACTCCAGCGAGCGATCGACCTTGGCGACGACCTGAAACCCGGACTCGAGGCCTCGGCTATCCTCATCGAAGGCAGCATCGCTGAACGGTTCGAGACTGAACGCGGACCGGGGGGCATCGCTTGGATTCCGTCGAAAGCAGCTCTAGGGCTCGCGCCTCGCGCGAGCAGCGGCAAGGTTCAGCCGGGTAAGACCTTGACCGACCGCGGCGCCCTGAGGGGGAGCATCTCCCACGAAGCACGAGACACCGAGGTTGAGATTGGGACCGGGGCAAATTCACAGGGGGACGTCCAGCAGAAAGCTGCGGCCTTGCAATGGGGCGTCGCCGGCATCAATCTGCCAGCTCGCCCCTTCATCGGCTTTGACGATCAGGACTTGGCCGACCTGGAGGATCTCTGGACGGACGTGGTGAAGGAGCCCTTTGGTGGGAATTGAAGTCGCGAGCCTCAAGGCGAGGGTGAAGGCGAGCGGCCTCTTCGGGCAGGTTCAGGATGTCCTCAGCTTGGCCGATGCGATGCGCAATCCTGGGTCCTTCCTGAAAACCGCCTTCGTCGTTCTGCCCAAAGAGACGGCCGAGCCCGGCCGCCGCGACGGCGGACCCAAGACGCAGCGAGTCTCGACTCGGATATGCGTTGCTTTCACCCTCGCCGCCCAGCGCGCCGCGGGCGAACGATCGGACGAGGTCGAAGCTCTCCGCTCCACGATCAAGCGTCACATGATGGGCTGGCAACCGACAGGAGCGGAGACCGCACTGGACTACGCCTATTCCGACATCAGTCAGACCGTGCCTGGCTTCATCTGGGTCAACCTCTTCTTCGACTGCAAATACATCGAGACCGAGGAAGCGGTGACTTAACCGCAGTGCCAGGACGTGGTATGATGAAGCATGTTCGACGCAGCCGTCATCGCTCGCACCCTCGCTCCAGGATTGATTGACCGTTTGAGGGACGGCGACTTTCACCGTCTCGACGATGCAACCACTGAATTGCTGATGTTGAACCTTCTGGAAGCGGACGAGTCCGGACTGGGAGATGAGTACGTATGGGCCTATTGGCCCAACGAGAAGGGGCTGGCGGTCATGGACGCTCTAGGGATCGCCTCCGACTAACCGGACACGCGTCCGGCTTCCACGACCAGCTAACATTACGCACCGTTCGGACGTCTTTTCCTGAGGGGTGCCGAATGGCCGCGAAATCCGACAACCCTGACTGGGGGCCGGCAAGGATCGATGAGAACGGTCATGAGCTGATCGGAGACTTTCCTGCTTCCGGCCCGGCGCGGGCCATGGCGATCCACAAGGCAGGCAGGAAGACGGACCCGGACGGCGTCCTTGCACCCGACCAGATCGCAGCGTTTGCAGGCCCTCCCGAGGTCCCGGCGCGCCAGTCCGTCGCAAAGATCGGGAAAAAGGCCACCGCGACATTCGTTGGATCGCGAAAGGCGCGGGCTGCCAAGCTGCAGACGGTGGAGCGCTCCGCGCGCGAAGCCTTGCCGGCGCAGACGGCGTCTGCGCCGGCCGCTGAGGGGAGCACCTCTTAATGCCGTACAGCTTCGAAAAGAGACTTCTAATCGGGAAGATCGAGACCGTCGAGGGCACGGATGCCACGCCGACGGTCGGGTCGAATGCGCTGATTACGGTGGGACTCGACACTTCCGGCCTGGAAGCGGACACCCGTGTCCGCAACACCGATGGCCAGTATTTCGGAGCTCGCCCCTCGATCAACGCCCAGGTGCGCCGACCGGTTCGTTTCGGCGTAGAGATCGCCGGCTCGGGCGTGAGCGCGATCACCCCTCCGGCATGGATGCCATTTCTTCGCCCTGCAGGTTTCGACGCTGGAACTGTCGGCGGCTCGTCAGTCGTTCAGGCGCCTATTAGCGCCGCGGTGCCGACCATGACGCTGTGGCCCTACCTCGACAGCCTCAAGATGGCATCCCTGGGCTCTCGCGCCAATCTGACGATGACTTTCGAGGACGACGAAATCCCAATGTTCAATCTCGAATATATGGGCTTTCCACCTTCGGGGATCCTCGCCGACTCTGCGCCAAGTACGCCGACCTTCGCTGGACAGGCTACCCCCGTCATCTGCTCAACCTCGAACACGACCTTCACCTTCGACGGCTATGCGTTCGCACTGCGGCGCCTAACGATCAACATGGGCAACAAGATCGAACCGCGGTCGCTCGTCGGCCCGACCGACAAGGCTATGTTCCGCAATCGCGAGGTCACGGCGGAGCTCCTGGTCGAAATGCCCACGGTCGCGACCAAGAACCCGATCACCAAGTTCGAATCCCGTGCGACGGGCGCCTTGCAGATTATCCACGGTACTGCCGCCGGCAACATCGTCCAGATCGATGCCGCGCGAGCAGAGACGGGCGTGATCACGTTTCCGGAGGAGCAGGGCATCGTCATGATGAGTATTCCGCTCCGCTTCCTCCCGTCGACGGCCACTGGCAACGACGAGATCACCGTCACTTCCAAATAGGGACTTCTATGTTCACTATCGCCGCAGAGCCGACCGCCTGGATCGACATTTCCTGGGACGGCCTCGATGAAGAGGGCTTTGAGCAGAAGAACGAAATCCGGATGAAGGTGGTGTTTCTGCCGCTGTCCGAGATGACAGAGATGGTCGAAGGCAGGTCCAACGAAAGGACGATCGACTTCACTAAGCGAGTCGGCCGGGATTGGAGCCAAATTCGAGGGCCCGACCAGAAGCCCTTCCCGTTCACAGCCGAGAACTTGGAAGCGGTCGTGGAGAATGTGCCCGGGTTCGCTCTCGGCTTCCAGATCAGCTACCGCGAGGCCTGGCAGGGCAAGGGGAAGGTGCGGGAAAAAAACTCGCCCGCGCCGCTCGCCGATGGGCCGGCGGCCGAGGAAGCCGAGAAGACTGCCCCTCCGTTGAGCAACAGCTAGCCGCGGTCGGGCTCAATGCAACGGTCGCGCCTGCTGAGCCTGAGCGCGCCGAGATCGAACTCTGGCCTGACATGGTGCCAGCCTGGAGCCTTTTTATAGCGATGCAGACGCAGTGGCGGTGGGTAGGCGCCGGCATGGCGGGGATGTTTCGCACAGGGCTGGACTACGGGGCCCTGCCGACCGTTGCCGGGCCGATCGGCGTTGATGTGACGGCCGACGTTCTTCATGATCTCAGGACACTGGAGGGGGCCGCCGTCGAGCAATGGGGTAGGCGGTGACAGACCCAGTACGCCCGGAAAGCCCCTAAAACTGTAGGAGACGTTCCCTCTACGTTCTGGCAGAGGCATCGATACCCTTAGAGTCTCACAGCGTTAATTCGGTGTCTGCTACAAGGGCCCGTCCGAGTCGCTTAGTCTGACCGGAGATGGGGACAGGCTGCCGATTACTCGGCGACGTGGGAGCCTCGTAATCGGTTTCAAAGCCGGAGTCAAATCTGGTATTAGAGCTTTGCATATAATCTTAGTTAGGTGTAAAATGAACCGTTCGAAATTCAAAGCGCTGGTGCACTACGTGATCGCGAAAAGCGATTCGTCGCGCCTAGGCGCCGTCCGGCTCAATAAGATTCTTTGGTACGTAGATACGTTTGCATATCGCGGCGAAGGTGCCTCCGTCACGGGCGGGGCCTACGTGAAGCGTCAACATGGGCCGGTTCCGAAGCACATTCTGGCAATGCTCGGTGAGCTGGAGCATGAGAATGCCATAGTGATCCGCGATCGTGACCGTTTCGGTCATTCCATGAAGGACTTTGTGGCTCTGACTGAGCCGGATATCTCCTCGCTCTCCGCGAAGGAGATCGCCCTCGTGGACGAGATCCGATCAGAGATCTGCTACGGCCACACGGCTGAGTCGATTAGTGAGCTCTCGCACGATCAAGTGTGGGAAGCGGCGAACATCGGGGAAGAGATTCCCCTCTGGGCTACCTTGGCCTCGTCACCAGGGCGAATGACCCCGACCGTGATCGATTGGGCCGACACTGCGATCTCGCGCTACGAGGCGCAGGCGACGTAACTTGGCCTGGCAAGCACTACGGGAAATCGTGGAAGCGCTCGACGTATCCGAATACCTCGACCTTTACACGGAGAAGCACCCTCGCTTCGAGGAGGCGTGGAACGCCTTGAAGTGGCTGCTCGCCCGTAACCCAGAACCAAAGGGTAGTGTGACCAAGGTTGGGACTGCGAGGCCGTACCGGGCGTATGTCCTCGCGGGGGATGTTTTTGCGGGCACTCCCGATCTGTGGGTAACCTACACTTACACGGCAGATGAAGTCTTAATCCTAGCTGTGCAGGCTGTTGATCCACCGGAGGAGCAGGACGAGGAAGAGACCTAGTCCCGCCGCAGGCTGCTGAGCGCCTTCAAAACTGCTCCTGAGCAAACGAGGAGGGTCCCGATCACGGCAAAATCGGATCAAGGTGGGGGCGTGATGTCCTGTGGAGGGTTGCCCCGCCGCCTTCGCGACCCAGAGGCCAAGAATATGGAGCCGACGATCAGCAATGTCGCCCCTCCCCCAAAGATAAGGAGCCGAGTTTGCGCACGGTCTGCGTTGTACACCTGGGGTGGAAAGTCGGAATCGTCCGGCAGGGCGGTCGGTATGCCCATGTTGCGCTTTATCGACGCCTCGTTCATTGCCTCTATTTGCTTCGATAGGATCTCGTCCCGACCATAGCGGACATAGGGATCATAAAGGTAGCCGCCCCCCATCAAGATTGCACCGACGACGATTAACGAGATGCCCAGCACGCGCATTGCAGCCTCCCTGGATGGCGGGTTGTCTTAGACGCTGGTTTGTGGCATCCGTGTCAAGTCCCGAGGTGCCCCGCTTAGCGAGGGTGCCTTTTCCGCGTGGCCGAGTTCATTGTCAGTGCCAAGCTAGTCGCCGACGCAAGTGGCCTTAAGTCCGCTGTCGGTGAAGCAAAGGGGGCAATAACCGACCTCAATAAGGCTGCGGGCTCTGCCGGCCAGCAGGCGTCTACCGCCCCCGTCGATAAGCTGGCGAAGGCTTTCCACGAGGTTCGGGCGGCCGCCGCCGCTCAGAGTGCCGAGCTTGCCAAGTCAGCAGGAGCGCAGCAGCAGGCGGAGACCGCCAGCTCGTCGCTTGGCGACACCCTGAAAGATACGGCCAGCGGGCTAGCTGATTCGGGCGTCGAGGCGCTCAACCTAGGCGACAAGCTGTCGAAGGTCGGTGCGAGTGCGGGGAAGTTTGGTGCAATATTGGGGCCGGTGGCCGGGGCCTTGGGCGGAGTCCTAGGGCTGGCGATATCTGGAGCGATCACCGGCCTGGTCTCGCTCGGCGCGTCTCTTTTCGAAAGCGGCGAGGAAGCGGAAGACGCAGGCAAGGCCTTCGATATTCAAAAGCTATCGGCTCGGGAGCTCACCAAGGCAATCGACGATCTCGACGCCGCAACCAAGAGGCAGACGCAAACATCTCAGCAAGGGGAGGAGCAAGCACTTGCGACTGCCGCCGGGTTTGTAATTGAGGCTAGGCGACGCCGGGAGGCCGCGAAATCTGCGCTTGAGCAGGCTAAAGCCGACCTGGAGTTGGCGGCGGCTATGGCCGGTGGGGGCGACGCCGGGCTATCGATCGTGACGCAGAAAATGGGAGAGATCCGACGGATTGAAGTTGAGATCACTAAGCTTAGTGAAGCAACTAAGGTCGCAGAAAAGGCCTACGCGCGCTCCGCGTTGCCAATTTTGCAGCGGGAGGTTGCAGAGGCGACAAGCAAAACGGCAAAAATAACGGGTGATTACGAACGGACGCTGGGCCGGCTAAACGAGCAGCTCACCGTACACACGATCAACACCGCCACGTATCGGAAGGAACTCGAAAAAGCGACCAAGGCCCGCGACGCGGCTCTCGATGTTGCCCGCAAGGAGGAACAGCAGGCAAAAAGGAAGTCTAAGGTTGGCCCTGAGATGGCCACGTTCCTCAACCCCGTTGATGGGCGCATCAGCTCGGGCTTTGGAGCCAGGGCCGCGCCGAAGGCCGGCGCTTCGACCTTCCACCGGGGCCTCGACTTCGCCGTTCCTTCTGGGACATCCGTCCGGGCACCGGCGGTCGGAACGGTCGAGGCGGTCGGCTTTGACGCTAAGCTCGGCAAGTATGTCGTCATCGACCACGGCGCCGGCACGAAAACGAAGTTCGGCCACCTGAGCGATACGAGCGCGGTCAGGGTTGGCACGCAATTGGCCGCTGGGGACGCCTTCGCGCGGTCGGGCAATACCGGCAACAGCACCGGCGCCCATCTTCACTATTCCGTCATCTCAGGCGGGAAATATGTCGACCCGGCAAAAGGGCGCTTCAAGGTCAACGCGGGCGATGCTGCGCTAGACTCCGAGAGCGACGTCAATCGCGAATCGAAGCGGCTTGCAGATGAAGCGAAGCGCGCGGCCGATGAAGCCCGGCGAGCGATCGAGGAGCTTGAGCGGTCGCTGGGTTTGGTAGTCGGCGCCTTTGATCCGGCCCGAGCGGCGGCGGAGAAATATGCCGACCAGCTCGACCGAATTGCGGAGCTGAACCGCAAGGGCTTCCTGTCCGACGGCCAGGCCATATCCCTTGGCCTGGAGGCATCACGTCAGCAGATCGAGGCGCAAAAGAAGGCCGATGCCGCGCTGATCGACCGCGTGACCGGCGGAGACTTCGCCAAATCCTACGAGGACACGATGTCCGAAGCTGCAGAGCGGGTGGGACGCGATGCCGGCGACAGGCTGGAGGAGGCGAGCCGCCGGGGCGCAAGGGAATTCGAGCGAGAGGGGATAGAAGCGGCTCGCGCTATATCGGCCGCGCTGGGCGGCAAAGTCGGCAACATCCTCGGCGACATCATGGGGACCTTGGTTGGTCTCCAGTCCGGGAACTTCGGCGGGGTTGGCGGCAAGTTCGGCGCCATGCTGGATATGCTGAGCGGCGGCGGAGACCCGAACTCGGCGATGGCGAAATCTTTCGGGAAGGCGATCGATCATCTCAAGGACGTCATGAATAGGGGCCTCGTGAAGCTTGGAACGTCGGTCCAGGGTATCAGTCAGGCGCTGCCCTATGCCGCGGCGACTATGGCGATCACCAGCTCCCTCAGCAGCGCTTTGGGGATCAAGAATCGGGCAGGGGGGATGTTCGGCATTGGCGGCAACCTGCTGATCAACGCGGCCATTCCTTCCAGGCGGGGCAGCGCCACCATCACAAACGCATTCGACGACCCCTCCGTTCGCGGCAACAGTTCAAAATACAAGGACGCGGCACTAGGGGGAGCGCAGGGTGTCCAGGCTAGCCTCTTGCAGATATCTGAGGCGCTCGGCGGCTCGCTCGGGAGCTTTGCGGTTTCCGTGGGCATGCGAGATGGAAAGTATCGCGTTGACCCGAGCGGTAAGGGCATCACCAAAACCAAAAAGGGGGCCCTGGACTTCGGCAAGGACGAAGCCGCAGCTTATGCTGCGGCGCTGGGCGATGCGATCAAGGATGGCGCGATCGTCGGGCTGTCGGCTGCGGTACAACGAGCCATCGGCTCGTCTCCGAATATCGACAAAGCTCTTCGGGAAGCCCTGAAGGTCCAGGAGGTTGAAGATCTTCTCAGCGATCTAGGTGGGACCATGGGTCGGCAGTTCAAAGACTTTGAGCGCCAGGCCCAAGAGCGGCTTCGCATTGCCCGGGAATACGGCTTTGACGTCGTAGCGCTGGAGAAGCGCACAGCCGAAGATCGGGCGAAGCTGGTCGAGGATGTCTTAGGGGCCCGCGTTGGCAGCCTCAAGGCCTTGCTCAGCGATATCAGCTTCGGCGACCTGTTCGAGGGCTCGCTGACCGACCAACGGACCAAGCTGCTTGGGGAGATATCCACCGCTCGAGCTGACGCAGAGGCAGGGGTCGACGGTGCCGCCGACAAGCTGGCTGATCTCAGCCGGCGCTTGATCGAGCTATCGCGATCGGCCTTCGGCACGGCCGGGGGGGAGTTTGCATCGGATCGTCAGACGGCGATCACCGGCGCAGAGCGGGTGATCCAGCTCGAGTCCGAGCGTGTCCGTCTAGCCCAGGAAGGGCAGGCACAAACCAATGAGCATCTAAACGAGAACAACAACCAGAATGCCGAGATGATTACCGTCTTGCGCGGGATGGACGGAAAACTTGCCGCGCTCATTGGCGCTGCGAGCTCGGCTGCGGGCGCTGCCGGTGCGCGCACCTATTACGAAGCAAACTTGGCCCTTGACTAAGGTCCTGCACCTCACTGCTCAACCTCGAGTTGCCGGCACGGGTGTCGCGACCGCATTTCGTATGGCCGGCGGAGGCCATTCGAAGCCCCATTACTATTCGAGCAACCACTTTCGTGCGGGCTTGACGAAACTTCTCAAGCTATCGGCGGCAATCGGATGGGATGAAAACGGATGGACCGGCGGGGTCGTGCCGGCCACGGGCGTGCTTTCATGGGCGCCGTCGACAAAAGCGGACCTTGCTTCGGCCGCCGCCTATTACTGGCCTGGGGCCACCATTACCGCCGAAGAGGGAGACGAAGACACCGCCGTCTTCACCACTCGCCTGACCGGCAGGGTGGCAGACGCCGTTCCGAAGAGTCATCAGCTCGTGATCACCCTTGCTGACCTCAGTGTGGGACTGGACCGGCCCGTCGTTACCGCGCGCTTTGCCGGGACGGGCGCCGCAGAAGGCGGATCCGAAGCAACTGGCCGTGCCAAGAGACGCGCATGGGGCCGGGTCTTTAATATCCCTGGAAACATCCTCGACAAGGCGAACAACATCTATGAGTTCGGAGATCCTAACTTTAAATGGCAATCCTTCGAGGTGGTGCGGGACATGGGCCGGGATGCCAGTCCCGCGCCGACCGTCATCTCGTGGGCCGGATCAGTTGCCGCTACCTTGACCGCTCTCATTGCGTCGACGCCCGTCCAGGGTTCGGGGTGCGTCGCCCCATCGATCGCTTGCGTGAAGTGGTGGACGCAGCCGGCCGGCCCCCTGACCGCGGACGTCAAGGGCGAGATAGGGGCCGGATATGTCGAGACGGCGCCAGAGATCGCCGCCGCCATTCTCGCCGCCGCTTCTGGCCCGGCGATCACCAATACGGCCACTGCGGCCGCATGGCGGTCCGGAGCAGCCGGAATCCACCTCGATGAAGACGAGAACATTAATGCCGTCCTGAACCGGCTGCTTATGGGCGTCTCGCTGCTTTGGATCTTCAACGCAGGTGCAGGCACGATCACGCTGCGAGAGATCACATTTTCTTCGCCTGTCGAAAGCATCGCCTCCGACCACGTCGATCGCGAGCGCACCTTCCCACCCGTCAAGACGCGGCGAGTGGGCTTTCAGCGCTCCTATCGCCTCCATGGCGATGGTGAAATCGCGGCGTCGTTGCTTCAGATGGACCCTGCTTCCGGGGCTAAGCTGGATGGCATAGCCGACGGTGCTGGCCGCAACATGACGCCGGTCTACAAGCGATCCGCCACTCAGCCAGCCACCCCAACAGGCAACGGCACGCCGACGAGTTGGAGCCCGAAGCCAAGCGGGATCTTCACTTCGGCGAGCTCATCCGGCTTGGCGGCCTCCGCGAACAATACCACTTTTACCAAAACGGGAGCCGGCGGCTCATGGGATCAAAGCTTCAGGTCCCTTGAGTCGCATGCCGGCGACATCGAGGTGTCGTTCAAAGCGAGCCAGACGACCGCGAACCTGATGATCGGCTTCAATACCGACCCTGCCACGGACAATAATTACACGGGCATCGACGTCGCGATGTGGGTAACCTCGTCCGGCACTCTTCACGCGAACCTGAGCGGCACCCTTACCGGCCCGTTCGGGACCTATACGACCGGCGACACCCTCGGCCTGAAGCGAATCGGATCGACCGTGACCCTCGTCAAGAACGGAACGGCGCTGGTCGGCGCGCCGACACCCACCATAGCCGCCGCCACGGCGCTCTACCTGGACTCCAGTTTCAACGAGGCCAACAGCGCGGTCAACACGGTGGCCTTCGGCCCCAGCCCGGTCCTCATCGGCACGGACCCGATCTGGGTCAGCTACGGGGAGCAAAAGGCTGACGAGACGCTGGTCGGGACGTGGAGCCCTCCTATTCGCCTCACGGATGCCGAGGCCTTCGCCACCACTCCCCGGTTCATCGGCTTCGGGCCGCCGGAGATCGCCGTTCCCTACGACTATCTGGGCACCACCACTGACACCCTGCCGCGCGATTACAGTTGGAAGCTCTACAAGCAGGGGGTCGAGATCACGGCAGGGGTAACCTGGACCTATGCCGTGACCCAGGGCACCTTCAACACCTTCACCTCAGCCTCGGGCAGCAAGACCATGTCGGGGACCGGCGTAGGAACGCTCACCGCCAGCAGCCTCGGCACCAACGAGGCGACACTCCTGCTCACCGCGGTGCACGAGGGTGTGCCGACACAGATGCCGATGAAGTTCAAGAAGGACATCGCGGCGGCCCCGGTGGGGGGCGGGGGCGGGGGCACCCTCAATTCGAAGACCAGCGGCTTCACCGACGTCAACAGCACCACCTATGTCGACGTCACCGGTGCGCTGGCCGTCACGATGCCGACCGGAAAAACAGCAGTGAACGTTAGCATCAACGCCGACTATTTCCCGGACTCCGGCGCCAATGGTAGCTGGACCCTGCAAGCCAAGCTTCAGCGTAGCATCGCCAGCGTCTGGACCGACGTCGGAAGCCCGGCGAGTCTCACTGCCAGCGCGACCTCGGCATGGAACAGCGCCGACGGCGGCGGCGAATATGGCAACCTCGCCGGAGCGATCGCAGAAACGGGCCTGACCGCTGGCTCGGTCTACAGCTATCGCGTCATGGCCAGGATCACGGCGGGCCCGCGCAATCACACTGTAACCGGTAGCATGGTGATCACGGCATGAGCGATGAAGCGAACCCGCCCCCAGCGCCGGATCCGGAGACTAGGCACCCGGATGCATGGCACATCATCGAGGAGCCTGCGAGCGGCGAACGGCAGATGGTCCGCGACCCGGAAAATTATCCGGATTGGGCTGTGGTCGCGGCGGATTTCGACCGTTACCCGGAAGAGTACGAGCAACTCGAGGATGGCGCGATCGTACCGGACCTGGTGCGCCTTGAAGCCGATCTTCTGAAGGCGATTGATGAGGCCGCCGGAGCGTTCCGCTGCCGCTTCATCACCGACCAGCCCGGACAGGAAATGACCTACATGGCCAAGGAGGTGGAAGCGCGCGCTATCCTGGCCGGCGGCGATTCTGCCGACGCCCCAATGATCACCGGCGGCGCGAAGGCCCGCGGTATTGAAGTCGAAAAGATGGCGGGGATGGTCGTTGCTCGAGCTGACGCCTGGCGCGTCATAGGCTCTGCGGTTGAGATCAGGCGTGAGTCCGCGAAGGCTGCCGTCGCCGCGGCAACGACAGCAGAGGAGAAGCGAGCCGCCGCCGCCGTGGATTGGGACCGCCTGATCACGGTCGAGAAGGGGACGGCGGATGGTTGATGCTGGAACGGTCGCATGGTTGAAAGGCGGGGTACTTTTCGCGAGCTCGACGGACACCGGCATCGCGACGGCGTGGGGCGTCGATGCCTCAGAGACGGAAATCGTAAGCTGCCTCGCGCTTTCATCGGCTGCGGCCACCGAAGCCGCCCGACAGCAAGACTTCCTAGAAGGGCCCCTCGCGGTTGAACGTCACAATGTAAAGGGCCTTCGCTCCGACCTGATCGGGCGCCCCGTGACAATAACGGTGGCGCAGCTCGGCTACGATGCTGGTCTCACCGTTTTCGTTATTGGGGCTGAAGAGGCGGCCGACGTCGAGAGAACCTATCTGACGGTTCTGAGGAAGCTGACATGAGTAACATGCTAATCTGCCAGCCATTGCCGATTTCGTCGGTGGCCGCCGCCATCCCGGCATTCTCGACCGGGGTTTCCAACCTGCTCACTCCCGACCCGAAGGAAATCTGGACTGGGACGGTCGGCAGCGGAACCCTCGAGTTGAATATTGATATGGGGGCGACGGTCACCGTCGATACCATATTCGTCGGCGGAATGAATGGCAGTTTCCTATCAGCGTTCAGGGGCGGTACCGGGATGGGAACGGGCATGGTGGATCTCTATGCTCCTGGCGCCCCGACAAATGCGGCACCTTACGGCTTCAGCCGCCTGGCCGCTTCGGCTGTGAAGCGCTATTTCCAGATCTCGATAAGCAATCTGAGCACTCATCCCTCCGCGGGCGTCGTTCTGTTCGGCCTGTCCTTTCAGCCGACGCACAACCGCGAGTGGGGCGGCGGTCGGCAGTTGATCGACACCGGAGCCAAAGAAAGCCTTCTCGGTGGTGGTTTTGGCATTGGACAGGGAGCGCGTAAGGCAGCCTATCGCTGGACCTTTGGCGATCTCACGGACGCCGAGGTAGAGGCACTGTGGACCGTAGCGAAGGACCGAGGCGAGACCTCGCCAGTGCTGGTGGTTGAGGACCCGGCAGACACCGCCAACTTGGGCGCTCGGATCCATTACGGACTCTTTGAAAAGTTCGAAGCGTTCGAACGCCAGAATCCAAGTCAAACGCGCTGGGCTCTTTCAATGACTGAATGGACCTGATATAAGCAGGTCGTCCCGAGGTGCCCCAGTCGAAAGCTGGTTATGGCGCCTGCATTTCCGTCTACGTTCTACATGTTGCCCGGCGTCCGGCAGACGATGCGGTTCGTCTGGTCCCGTCGCCTGACCCTGCGCGGACATCGCTACTTTTGGCATCTGGCGGTCGTGAATGGCGAGATCGTCGCCCAAGGCCACACTCGCGGGTACTCTCGTAAGATCGACATGGAACGAGCCATAGAGCTTGTTCAGGGCAGCGCTGCGGCGATTGTAGCAGGAAGGGCTAGTTAACATGCCCGACGGCGCGCCGGACTACCTCTCCATGTATGAAAAAATGGGAGACATCGCCGCGACCTTGCGCGTGGTGAAGCATGACACTGCGAACAACTCGGCCAAGCTGGACGCGCTGGGCACTCTCGTCATCTCGCAGGGGCACGTTGCCGCCGATGTCGAGAAGCTAAAGGGCGAGGTGCAAGAGCTCAAAGACGAGAAGAACCGGCGCGACGGCGCCATCTCCCTGGGCGAATGGATCGTCAAGATTGTGCCTTGGCTGGTCGGCGGAGGCGCGTTCGCGGTCATCGCCAAAATGATCGGAATGGGCACATGACCGAAACCGGCGTTCCAATGAAAGAGTATCTCGACGCGCTCAACGCCGAGCGCCGGCACACCGCGGACATGCGCTCTGTCGCTATCGTCGGAACTCTTGGGGCGATGATCTTCGGAATATTTAGGGCCACCGGGGTCCTTGCGGAGACGTTCGAGAAGCGGATGCAAACGACGAACGAATGGCGCGGCGCTCTGGAGGATCAGGCAAAAGGCAAAGCTACCGTTCAGCAAGTTGAGCAGATCGAGAGGACGCTGGACGAGGTGCGCCGAGACGTGGCGGCCGAGAAGAACAAGACCACAGGATCGACCGGCAACTGGAAAACCATCGGCGCCATCGTCGCCGCCATCGCCGCCATAAACGGCATCATCTTCGTTATACAAGGAGCGGGCGGATGAACCCCTCGGACATCATGCTCCTCCAGAAGCGCGTAGGCGTGGCAGAGGATGGGGTATTCGGCCGCGGAACCTGGGCGGCTGTCTTCCGCTCGCTGGGCGCTGGGTCAGAGCGCGCCCGCGAACTTGCGTTGGGTGCTGCCGTCCACGTCGACGTCTATGGGATTTCCCATACACCTCTCCGCTTGGCGCATTTCCTCGCCCAGCTCGCGCATGAAAGCATGGGGTTCGTCTACATGGAGGAGATCGCGAGCGGCGCAGCTTACGAAGGCCGCAACGACCTCGGCAACGTCATCGTCGGCGATGGAAGACGTTACAAGGGCAGGGGGCCGATACAGCTTACCGGCCGATCGAACTATCGGCGTTTCGGTCAGAAGATCGGGATCGACCTCGAGAGCCATCCGGAGATCGCCGCGCTCCCGTCGGTGGGGATGCTCACCGCCTGCCTCTACTGGTCTGACCATGGACTGAACGAGCTCGCAGACGCGGATGACATCCTCGCGATCACGAGGCGCATCAACGGCGGCACGAACGGCCTAGCCGACCGTAAAGCGCGGCTGGTGAAAACGAAGGGACTGCTGCTGTGAGCGCCACCATGGCCGAACGCAACGCCGATCGATGGGTTCTAGCCTCCATCTCCGTCGGGTTGATCGTCATCCTGCTGAGCATCGTCTGGGGCTTGTTCCTTAACCCCCGGACCCTTCCGAATTGGGCTGAGAACGTCTTGGTGTCGATCGCGACCGCCTGTGCACTGAAGCTGGGCGATTGCCTCGCCACCCTCGTAGCCCTCGCTTCCGGTCGCCAAGTCGAGCGGCTCGGCAACCAACTGGCGGGCTCCACCCCTGCCGGCCCCGGGCAGACCGGCACTATGGAAGTGGAAGCCGACACCGTCAACGTGGCCAAGCCATGAGCCGCCTCGAGCGCGTCTGCCGAGCCATCTGCACCGAGGAAGGGCAGGACCCGGACGAGACGATCATCCTCACGTCGCTGCCGGCATCCGACAATCTCAGCCGTGCCAGGGGAGGCGTGGATCCCGGCCGGCGCGGACCTCAGTGGAAGAAACACGAAGCCCGGGCCCGTCTATTTCTCGCCCAGCTCGACGCTGCAACCCAAGGAGACCCATCATGAAGCGTGTCCTGCTATTCGTCCCCCTGTTGCTCGCGGGGTGCGCCGTTCCGGGGTTGCCCCAGCTCGGCACTGTGTCCCAACCGGTCCAGCAAGCCGCCTGTGTCGCCGGCGACAAGCTCGAGACGGCGTGGAAGGCGTTCGACTTGGCGCTTGACGCGATCAACGCGCTGGGGGACGCTGGAGCCATTGTGCCGGGCTCTGCGAGGGGCAAGGCTGTCGCGGCCGGCATTCGCACCGTCAACGCCGCCCTGGGACGTGCTGAGCGCTTCTCGGCCGTCTGCTCTTCCAACGACATGTCGAATGCCCTCGATGAAGCTGTGGCAGGCATGGCGGACATCTCCAACGCTTTGAAGGGAGCCTGACTATGGCTGACTATCTCCAGATCATCCAAGGCGTCCTCAAGACGGCTCAGCAAGTGTCGGCAGCGATCCCCGGCGCCTCCGCTGCATCGCCCCTCCTCGGGGTCGCCAGCAGTCTGACGGGCATCATCGACCAGTTGACCAGCCGGGCGCCGGACGATCGCACCCGGGATGAGATGCGAGATGCCCGGGCCGAGCTCGCGGCTGCCGTGTCGGCTAAGGCAGAGAGGACGGCGGAGAGGTTCGACTGACCATTTCGTTGGCGCGCACGATATGGTCAGTTACTATCTGATTGTGAGGGGCAGGGGTACAGGTCGACACAGGTCAGTACAGGTCCGACGCCAGGCCGCCAGACGGTCGAACCCAAAATTCGCGCCCGTGTAGCAGCAGAGCGCCGGCCGCAGCCTCACCTCTCATGGCTCGCAGACCTCCCCGCGATTCCAGGAGTCGACCGCCGCCTGTCGCCACAGGTCCGGGTTCGGAATACCCTCAGGCATAAGGTGCGCACCGAACTTCCGCCCCTTCCAGCCGCAGCCGGGGCACTCCACCGCAAAGCCCGCATAACCGACGAACTCCACTAGCTCGGGCTGTCGCCCGCACTGGCACGGCTTGAGCATCGACATCTTCTGTTCCATTCATGTTCCAAATGCGACTCAGCCCCACCGACCTAAGGGATAAAGCCCTCCTTGCACTGGACGAAGCCTATGCCGAGGCGATGAAGGGACCGGTCCCGAAATCCGCGGCTCTGAAGCTCACCCTCGCCATGCTGGCCAACTTCACCGACGATCGCGATCCCTTCGACCAGTTCTGGAAAGAGGCGACGAACATCGGAATCTCAGATCTCTACGCCCACCAGGTCGGACGTCGGCAATCGCTTACTAACGCATATAGAAGAATCTATGTCGTGCTGGGGGTGGAGGTGCCGGGGTGACCATCCGTCACGTCGCGAACATCTACGGGGCCGTCCTGTCCGTAAACGAGTGCGTGGTGGGCAGCGTCCGCCTCAGCTCGCGAGCGCGGCCCGGATACCCAGGCCACCATCAGACCGTCCTGCCATATCTCGAAGTCGGCGAAGGGCTCGTCCTCTCTCATTGTCTTCATCTACTGCCCCTCCGACTGTCCGAATATAAGGCGGCGGCCACGATAGCAGCGGCAAAGATCCAGCAGGCAAAAACGATACACACAACCCCCCAAGCGTCCATTATCTCTTTCCTCTGTATTAGGGTTGAGCCGGCAAAAGATGCCTCCAGCGCGCAACGTGGACCTGCTTATGCGGATAATACTTGGTCCGAGGCGAACTGGCGCGACAGGGCTCACCCGGCGCCGCTCCGCATGTCGGGCAATCAAGTGTGGCGACGGCCCTGAGCCTCGCGGCCCGATTATCCCGAACCTCCCGCTCAATGCGCTCGCGGACCTCCCCTCCGAAGGCAGAGGAAGGAGTCATGCTGGAACGGCCTTTTCGATCACGCCGCGCAGGTTCGGGGGCCACACTTCGATCTCGGCGCAGGTAAGGGTGAGTTCGGAATAGGAATTGAGGTCGCAGGTGCCGCCATAGAGCGCCTTGAATTCGCGGCCCTCCTTGGTGCGGAAGGCCTTCTTGGACGCCCAATCCCAATCGTAGCCTTCGGCCTGACAGGCATCGTCAGGCTCATTCTCGTCCCACTCGTCGCGCCGCCGCTTCAGTTCGCGATAGAGCGCCTCGAGCCGGACTACGGCATATTCAGCCGACTCCCGATCCTCGTAGGCATGGACCGGCCATTCGTTCCGGTCGCTATAATCGCCTTGGCTAGCCCAAAGCAGCCACACCTTGGCCGTCATGCGAACCTCCCAAGAACAGAATGTGCGGTCATGCTGCTGCCTCGGACGCTAGCGGCTCGCCGGTCTTCAGCGTGCGCTTGAAATTGTAATTGATGTCCCAGGCGATAGCCTTTGCCGGCTGACCTCCGGCGCGGACCGCTGCGTCCAAAGCCTGCTGGAGCGCGGAAAGGATCAGGTCCTCGCGGTACCACACCTGCTCGTCCTCGGCCGGCGGGGTTGTCGAGCATACTTCTCGTGTCATGCGAACCTCCCTCTGAAAAGCGGCGCGGTAAAAGCGCGGTAAACCCGTGCGCAAATTGGGCGATGTTCCACGCTCGTTCGCGCTTCTAGTTCGGAGAAAATGGCGGTTTTCTGCGGTTTATGGCCGTAGGCACTGTGTTGACATCGCAGGGGTCGCAAGTTCAATCCTTGCTACGCCCACCATAGACAAGCCCCGGAAATCTGCGGATTTCCGGGGCTTTTTAGCGTCTGGCCTGCCCGGTCTCGGGCGGCTGAACGACCGGATACCATACCCCTTATCGCGGCGGCGATGGGGCGGCACGGCCTCAGGCGGCCGCGGGCGCTCCGATCTTCTCGGCGCCCATCTTCTTCAGAGTCTCCTCGTCGACCAGCCGGGTGATCAACGGATGGAGGCGAAGCGAGCCCTCCTTCACCACCTGGTTGAAATTGCCGATCACTCGGGCGGTGGTCTTCTGATCGGGAGCGATCACGTCGATCAGCCAGTTGATCGATCCCGAATTCCAGTCGTCGGGCTTGAGCCGGAGCGGGAAGGCGCCCGCCTTGATCTGCTCGCGGATCGAAGCGTCGACCTCTTCCGAGACGCTCGCCCAGATCGCGAAGCCGGTGATGTCGGCGAGCCCGCCCGAATCCTTGCCCGGATAGGCGATGGCGATCCGGTCGCGGATCAGCGGCTCGAGGACGAGGTGCTGGAGATCGCCGAGCGTCTGGCGGCGGTAGCGCGGAAGCATCATCAGCGCCATCACCACCTTGCCGAAGCTCTCGCGGACATGGGAGCGGACGGCGGCGATCTTGGCGGCAAGCTCGGGATCGAGCTGAGGCGTGGCCGGCGCCTCGGCGCCCGCCGGAACGTCGGCGCCACCGCCCCCGTTCGATCCGCCGGCGCCGTCATCATTTTTCGCCGCCGCCTCTTTTACTGTCTTCGCCACCCGATCAACTCCCTGTTCCACGACGGCCCAAGCTTAGTGGCCGCGGATGCCCTGTCAACGCGCCTCGACCCAAAGCAATTGCGCCGCTGCGAGAGAAACGATCGCCGCGCACATCTTTTTTTCCGCCGAATTGGAGCGATTCACTGCTTTCAAGCAATTGACGGCAAAGACGTTTTGTAGAAGACTGGGGACTCTAAAGGGGGGATTCCCGAGTCTGGCCGTCCGGCCTCGCCGGAAGGTGCGTTCGAAGCGCGTGGGTTGCGTTTCCGGCGGCGATGAGGTGCGTCTTGCAGTCGTGGGGGAAGCGCATGTCGGGGGACAGGCCAAGACGGTCGAGGGGTGTGGCGGGCGCCGCCGCGCTGTTGCCGATGCGCCTCCTTGCCCCCGCCGACCTGCCTTTGCCGCACCCCATGGCCGGCCGGCTTCACCGCCATGCCGGCAGGGCGAGGGCCGCGGGCGCTTCGCCGGTGGCGAGGTCGGCGTGAGGTGGGGCGGACAGATGAGCTGGATCCTTGGTCTGATCGCGCTGCTCGCAGGGGCCAGCCTGTTTTACTCGCCCTGGCGCATCTATCGCTATCGAATGACCGTCGAGGTCTCCACGCCGGATGGCCCGCGCACTGGCTTCGCGGTGCGCGAGATCCGTTGGAAGGGGCAACCGGCACTCACCCCCGAGGCGCATGCGTTGGACGTCAGGCAGCGGGGCCAGGCGGTGATGGTGGATCTGCCGTCGGGCAGGACCTTGTTCGCGCTTCTCAACCGGAATCCCCACGAGACCATCTTGTCGGGATTTTACGCGATCGCCGGGCGCAAGGGTGCGATGGGCGCCCTGTTGAGCGAGGCGGACAGCACTCGCAGCGTCTACGAGATGCCCTCTCCTCAGGTCTTGCGTTCGAGCTACCTGCCCTATCCTGCGTTGGTGACCTTCGAGGATCCGGCGGACCCCATGACGGTGGAGCCGGTCGAGCCCGCCGATTTGGCGGCGGTCTTCGGCCCCGGCTACTCGCTCGAGCGCATTACGGTCCAGATCACCGACGAGCCGGTCACGATGACGATCCGCAAGAGGCTGCCTTGGCTCGGCTTCCATCCGGAACCTCGGCTTGATCCGGACAACCGCTGGTCGATCAATTCTACTTTCGCGCATTCACTTTGGCACGGCGACTTCCATCAGGGGACTATATAATGGACCGTGACCTTTTCCTGTCCATCCTGGCGATGGATTCATACAATCGCGGTTACGGGCAGGGTGTCCTTCTCAACATCGGTGATTCGCGGACGGATCAGAACGAGGCCGGTCGCAAGCTCGGACTTGCCACGATCATGGACATCGGGCTGCCGGAGGGCTCGGTCGCAGCCAGCTTCTACGCCATCGCTTACGATTGGGATGGCGAAAAGGTCGTCAGCTACCGCGGGACCGACCAATGGGGCTTTTTTAAAGATCCCCTGAATGGTTTCCTGACCGGGGCGGGCCTGCCGACCAGTCCGCAAGCTTCGCGCGCGATCGCATTCTACAAGTCCGTGGTCGGGGTCGACCAAGGCAACGACCCCTTCAACACGTGGGTGACCACTACCGGCCACTCCTTGGGCGGCGGGCTGGCCGGCTATGTTTCGTCCCTCTACGGAGGTCCGTCGGTCGTCTTCGACAACATGCCGTTCAATCTGTCGAGCCAAACTGCGTGGCTGCTGGCCCTGTCTGGCCTGGCTCCGGGGTTCCGAGAGAGCATCTACGGAAATCACGAGGTCGTTGCTCCCAACGTCGCCGGCATTACCGCCCTCGGGACGAAGGGAGAAGCGCTGAGCATATCGCGTTTCGACCAGATTCCGGAGACGCAATATCTCGACAGCAAGAGCAAGCTCGGCATGTCGGCCTTGCACTCTCAGGCGCTGCACGTCGCCCTTCGGTGGAACGAGGTGCACGGCGGCACGCTTTGGCACAACGCCGGCGAATATCTGTGGAATGCGTTTTTCGACGAGGCGGTCGCCAAAGGCGTGCACGGAATCGAGAACCGTTCGGGCAAGGCGACCGAGCAGGATCCCATGAAGGGTGTCGGCGGAGTCCTCCAGTCCGCCATCGCATATTCCGCGCTCGATGCTTCCTACGAGGACGACGCCAAGCCGTTCGGCGATACCGGCATCTGGTCGATGTTCAATGATGCTGGGGATCTCGGCCAAGTCCTCGACGGTAGCGAGGCGTCCTTTTTCGGCGCCAGGGTTACGAACAAGAACGTCAAGCAGTATCTTGCCGACGTCCTCGTCCAATATGCCGCCGCGCTTGCGCTCTACGACCGCGAGCAGGGCAACACCGCGGGCTACAACGTCCGCGAGGGCATATTGGCGCTCAAGCCGGACATCCTCACCTTCGATACGTCGCGAGAGATGTGGAGGGACGCGCTCAATCAGAGCGTCAAGCTCGACCCGATCGCCATCGCCGAGTTCCGCGAGGCGTTCTTCGCCCAGGCCGACGCCGGCTGGGCCGAATCGATCAAGGTCCTGCTCGGGATAGCCTCGCCCGACGAGCTGGCGATGCTCGGCTGGGATTCCGACACCGCGGAGATTTTCGACCGCTTCCACATCCGGACGAAGGACGGGTCCGGCCCGACCGCTCTTTCGGAGCGCCCCTATCCGGCGCCTCCGACCCGCGGCAACGGCGCCCATGTCGACGTCTATGCCGGCGGCGAGGGCGCCGACACCGTCCGCGGTACCTCCGGAAACGACCTCCTGCTGGGCGGAGGCGGCACCGACAGCCTCGACAGCGGCGACGGCGACGATTTGATCGACGGCGGCGGCGGCGACGACACGATCAAGGGCGGCGGCGGGCGCAACATCCTGCTCGGCGGCGCCGGCGGCGGGGACAAGGTCGATTACAACATCGCCGGCAGCCCCGGCCTCAATCTCGGGCTCGTCATCGCACCCAATCTGTCCGGAGCGGGCCTGCTGACGAACGTCAAGGCGCAGGCCAGGATCACGGGGACGATCGGCGGCAAATATACGTCCGACACCCTTGTCGGCGTCGAGAAGTCCGACCTCACCGACTCGGCCGACACCCTCCATGTGTCGAAAGACGGCCTCGGTTGGCTCGCGGATACGCTGACCGTCGACATGCGCAACGCCCTCTACGGCAACCAAGGGAAGAGCGATTACGACACGCTCAGCTTTGCGGCCCGCGAAGGCCTTCTGTACGGCCAGAACGGCGTGTTCTGGCACAACGGCGCGATGCAGTCGGCGTCTCCGGACCTGCGAAAGCTCTACGATGCGAGCAACCTGGCGGGCCTGCTGACCCCGAAGGCGTTCAAGGCGCTCTTCGCGGCCGAGGATCTGGTCATTCCAAACGACCCCCTGGTCGTCAAAGGCCTCGAGAACGTCGTCCTGACCGATCTCGGCGACCGTTTCGGGTTCACCAACCGGGATTACACCGTCCACTCCGGATATGGCGAGATCAAGGCCGGCGACGGCGACGACATCGTCTTCTACGAGGGCGCGAAATTCATCAAGGCGGGCACCGTGCTCAACCCCGGCATGCAGGCCGCCGCCGACATTCGCAAGCTCGAGAACGCGGCTCGGGCGCTGGCCGGCCTGCCGCCCCTGCCGGTGCTTCCCGACTCGCCGAAGACCCTTGAGAACCTGCGCCTCGAGATCGACGGCGGCAAAGGCAATGACTGGATCTTCGCGAACGGCGGCGAGAAAGCGGTCACCGCGGGCGGGCTCGGCCGCGACTGGATCTTCAACACCAGCAAGGGCGGCGAGCTGTGGGGCGATTACGCCTCCGGTGTCGACGCCCAGGGCCGAAGGGCCGAGGACAATGCCGCCAATTCGGACAATTTCTGGTTCGCTCCGGACGTCACCATCATGGACGCCCAGCACCATGACGTCCTGAAGTTCTACGGGCTCCCGCTGACCGGGGGCAACACCGCGATCACCGCCTTGTTCACCGGGATGGCCGGAGCCCTCACCGGCGGCGACGGGGGTCTCGGCGCCTTTGCCAACATGATCGACATCGCCACCGGCAAGGCCGATCCGACCCGGGGCCTGTTCTTCGACCACTTCCTTCCGTTCATCACCTACATCTACCGGGACGGCGACCTCTACGTCGGCAACGTCTTCGACGGGCTGCTGAAGGTGCTGATGGGGGACAGCGCGGCCGGCATGTTCAGCGGCACCCACGCCGAGGACGATCCGACCACCTGGGAGGACGAGACGAAGAATTTGACCGGCTTCATGCGGGTCGAGAATTTCCATTTCGTGGGCAGCTGGTCCGGCTTCACCCAGTTCGGCCTCGGCGCCGGGGCGTCCGGCGGCACCGCCGCGGGATCGCTGAACATGGTGTTCAAGCAGGTCAATCCGATCTTCGACATCCTCGCCCGGCTGCCGCAGACCCTGATCACCTTCGCGATGAGCGGGGCCGGCCCGCTCGTCGACATGGCCATGACGCTCGCCGCGGCCGCCGACCGCTTCGCCAAGGGCGTCGGCTGGCAGAAGGGCGTCGATCCGCTGGTCCTCGACCTCGACGGCGACGGCATCGAGACCATCGCCGTCGACGGCGCCCGTACCTATTTCGACATCGACAACGACATGTTCGCCGAGCGCACCGGCTGGCTGAAGGGCGACGACGGCTTCCTCGTCGTCGACGCCAACCGCAACGGGCTGATCGACGACATTTCGGAGATGTTCGGCGGCCCGGGCGCGTCGGGCTTCGCCGAGCTGGCCGGCTACGACACCAACGTCGACGGCAAGATCAGCGTCGCCGACCTGATCTGGTCCGAGCTCAAGGTCTGGCAGGATCGCAACGGCGACGGCCGGACCCAATCCGCCGAGCTCAGGTCGCTCGCCGACATCGGCATCGTCTCGATCAACCTCTCCCGAACCGCGCTCGATACCGTGACGCCGCAGGGGACCCGATTGCTGGCGGGCGGCACCTTCACCTTCGACACCGGCCGGGTCGGCGGCCTGTTCGACGCGGTGTTCGAATCCGACAACGTCGACACGCGCTACACCGGCGAAAGCGGCGCGGCGCCCTGGCAGCAGGGGCTTACGCTGGGCGCCAAGGGCTTCGGAACGATCACCAACCTGTCGGTGGCGATGGCCAACGACGTCGAGCTCGGCACGCTTGCGGCCGCGACGGCGGCGGCGATGACGACGCCCAAGCTGAAGACGCTTCGCGAGCAGGCGGGGGCGGTGCTCGGCAAATGGGGCGCGACTCTCGAGCTGACCCGCGAGCTGACCCCGGTGCTGCTCGGAACCGACGCCGGCGGCAAGACCGTGCTTCTCGACCGCGCCATCTATGTCGAGGATTCGACCGGCGGCTATTGGACCCTCGCGTCCGGAGCGCAGGTGCGCGATTCCGGGGGCGTGGCGATCGCCCGACCGACGATGGAGCAGGTGCTCGCCCAAGGGACGGGCTGGCGGCTCGAACAGGCCTGGTCGCCCTCCTCTCGGGCGACGGAGACGCATTTCCGCGACGAAGCGCCGTATCTGATGAAGGTCGTCGACGGCCGGGCGGTGATCCTCGACTATGGCATCGAGAAGGCCGACGGCAGCTGGCGGCTGGCGAGCGGGACGGCGGTTCTCGGCTCCGGCGGCCAGCCGATCGCCGCTCCGACCCGGGCCGACATCTTGGCGATGGCGCATCCGGCCGGGCAGGAATGGCGCACCGAGGAAATCGGCTTCAATCCCCATGCCGCGATCACCGTCGGCGCGATCGGAGTGCGATTCACCGACAACCGCGTGGTCGACTATACGGTCCAGGTCACCGACCGCGACGGCAAATTCTACGTCTGGGCGCGCAATCTCGACCGGGCGCTGGAGCTCGAAGCGAAGACCGGCGATGCGCGCGACTTCAACCTGCGCAATTACGAAGTCGATTTCGACCATCTCGACGAGGTCGGCTCGACCGACGACAGCACCTATCGCGTCGAGCTGCTCACTCCGGCCCAATTCCATTTCGCCACTTCGCTGGGCGGCCTCGATTTCCATCCGGGAATGCTGTCGGCTTCGATCGACGCCGCGACCGGCCATATCTCCTATTCGGTCAACGACAGCGGCCGGGCCAGCCTCGCGACCGACCATTACGAATCCGCGATCAAGCCGATGATCGGAATGCTCGGCGTCGTCATGGACCAATATGTGATCGCGAGCCGGCGTTTCGCGGTTCGGATGGCGCTGCAGGGCGGCATGAAGGATTTCGCCCGCGGCCTGACCTACGACGTCGCGACGGACAAATATCGCCCGACCACCGGTCGCGAGCTCGCCCCGATGTTCGAGGCGATCTTCGAGAAGGCGCCGGCGAGCAACGCCAACGACGCGGTCCTCGATTACCTGACCGACTGGAACGAGATCCTCTGGCAGGTCTATCCGGATTATGCGCTGAAGGGCTCGGGCAATCTGATGGGCTCGACCGTCCAGATCGACCAGGCCTTCATCTTCCAGATGCTGCTGCCGGCGTTCGAGAAGGGCATCGACCTCGACATTCGCGGGGTCGCCCATGCGCTCTCGGTGGACGAGACGAGGATCGTTACCCACAGCGCCGCCGCGACCGAAGTGGACGGGACCACCAAGACCGATTTCTTCTACATGTCGACCGGCAACCAGACTTTCCGGGGCGGGGCCGGCAGCGATTATTATTTCGTCGGCAAGAATTCGGGCAGCGACGTCATTTACGACCGGGATCTGGGCGACAATGACGAGCTTCGATTCACCGACGTCGCCTCGAGCCAGGTCAAGGCGACCCGCGAAGGGCAGGACCTCATCCTGGAAATCACCGGGCGGCCCGACGTCATCCGCCTCACCGATCAGTTCCTCGGCGAGCTCAACGACCTCACCACGGGCGGCAAGAAGTTCGAGACCGGGGTCAACGCGATCGTCTTCGCCGACGGGGTGATCTGGGACCGGTTCCGGATGTCGATGGAGGTCGTCGACCGCGCCCGCGCCGCCGGCAATTTCAACGATTCCCTCGTAGGCTCCGGATCCGGCGACGTGCTTTGGGGCGGCAAGGGCAACGACGCGATGAGCGGCGGCGCCGGCGGCGATTTCTATGTCTTCGAGCGCGGCGACGGCCAGGACGTGATCAACGATCGCGGCGCCTTCTCGTTCGGACCGGTCAAGGCCGGCATCGACTTCCTTCGCTTCGGGCCCGGAATCACCGCCGACAACCTCAAGCTGGTTCGCGACCGCGCGAGCGCCAACCTCAAGATCATCCTGCTCGACGCCAACGGCAATCCGACCACCGATTCGATCGAGATCGTCGGGCAGCTTGGCGGGATTACGCTGAACCTCGGGCTGTTCGGCGAGTTGATGGGGGGCAGTGAGGGTCTCGACTACGTGTCGCCGACTCTGATCGAGCGGTTCATCTTCGATGACGGCACTTCGCTCGAATTCACCCAGATCGTCGAACAGGTGCTGAAGAACGCCAAGACCGACGGCGACGACTTCATCTACGGGCTGCTCAACGCCAATACCCTCGACGGCGGCAAGGGCGACGATCTCCTGACCGGATACGAGGGCAACGACACCTACGTCTTCGGCCGAGGCTATGGCCGCGACATCGTCGAGGACAGGGATCTCAGCTTCAAGGCCTTCTCCGGGCCCCAGCACGACAAGCTGAAGTTCATCGACGACCTGCGCTGGTCGGACTTCGAGTTCAAACGCGACGGCAACGGCGCGGGCGACACCCTCACGCTTCGGGTCAGGGGCACGGCCGACGAGGTCATCCTCACCAACTTCCTCGAAGAGATACCCTTCATCGGCCATGTCAACGTGCTCGAGGATATCGAGTTCGGCGACGGAACGGTCTGGTCGTACCTCAAGCTCCTCCAGCATTACGTCAACATCGCCAAGACGACCGGCGACGACCTCATCTACGGGTTCGAGGGGATCGGCGACTCGATCGACGGCGGCGCCGGGAACGACCGGCTCGTCGGCATGAGCGGCAGCGACGTCTATCAGTTCGGCCGCGGCTACGGCACCGACACGATCTTCGACGACGGCGGCAGCGACCGGGTCGTCTTGGCGGGCATCGCCAGCACGGACGTCGACTTCACGCGCACCGCCCTCGACCTTATCATCACCGTCCGGAATTCCGGCGAGCGCATCATCCTCGAGCGCCAATATGTCCGCGACGGCGTCCAGCATGCCGCCGTCGAATATTTCCAATTCTCAGACCGCACCGTGGTCTTCACCGAGATCAACGCGGAAGACATCGATCTGATCGGAACCAGCGCCGGCGAGACGATCAACGGCTCCGATTTCGGTGAGCTGATCGACGGCCGCGCCGGCGCCGATACGCTCATCGGGGGCGACGGCGGCGATACCTACAAGTTCGACGCCGGCTACGGCCACGACGTCATCGAGGACCGGCGGCTCCGCGCCTCCTGGCAGGATCGTGCCGGCGTTCAGGTTCCGGTCGACGACGTCATCGAATTCGGCGACGACATCCGCTGGAAGGTGAACAGGAACATCGTCTTCACCGCATCCGGATCCGACCTCCTCATCACCTTGACCGACCGGCCGGCCGATTCCCTCCGAATCAAGAACCAGTTCGGGGAGCTGGAAGACGCTATCGAGATATTCAGGTTCAAGGACGGCACGGTTCTGAACATAAAGGATATTCTCGAAGAAGCCGGCGAGGAGGCCGGCAATTTCGGCGACAATATCATCACGGTCCCCGATCTGGCGATCAACGATCCCCAGACGCTCGACGGGCGCCAGGGCGACGACACCCTCAGGGGCGGCAATGCCGGCGATACCTACACCTTCACCTCCGATTACGACTTCGACAGGATCGAAGAGAGGTTGGACCGGGCCGGCGCCATCGACCGCATTTTCTTCGGCGCGTCGGTCGACAAGAACGCCCTGATCGTCACGCGCAACGACGACGACCTCGTAATCGATCTCGGCAACGGCACCGACGTGGTGACGATCGTCGGGGGCCTGGCCAATACGAGGATCGAGGAGTTCCACTTCGCCGACGGGTCGGTCATGACCCTGGAGCAGATCATCGACCGACTGCTGACGGGAACCGCCGCGGACGAGCGGCTCATCGGCTTCGACAATCGCAACGACACGATTTCGGGAGCGGCGGGATCCGACGCCATGGCGGGCGGCCTCGGCAACGACGTCTACCGCTTCGGACTAGGCGACGGCAGCGACAGCGTCGACGATTCCGGCGGCGTCGACAGGATCGACTTCGGCCCCGCCATCACCCAGGACCAGGTCGCGTTCCGCAACGTCGACGGGGACCTGCTGATCACCCTCGTCTCCGGCGAGAAGCTCGTCGTCCTCGGCGGCTACACCCAGAAGCCCGTGGAGACGTTCCGCTTCGCCGATGGCACCAGCCTCGCGATCGCCGACGTCCGGGCTCTGATCCAGGCCGGTGCCCCCAATGGCGGCCAGGACCGGCTCGACCTGCGCGAGCTCGGCGCCGCGGCGGCGGTCGGGCCCGGCGCGGGTCACGACCGAATCATCATGGCGACCGACGGCCGGATCGTGTTCAACGCCGGCGACGGCATCGACCGGATCGAGATGCCGTCCGGCGTCACCCACGCAATCGTCGAGATCGCCGGCTACGGTTCGGGGGAGGCCGTGGTTCGGCTCGCCGCGCTGGACAGCAGCGACCTCATCATCGCCTTCCCCTCGACCGGCGACCAGCTGATTCTCGTCGGCGCGGCCGGCGGCGGCGCCGTCCCCACCATCGAGTTTGCGGACGGCCAGATCTGGGACGCCGCCGCTCTGATCCAGCGGTCTATTGCAGACCAGTCGGGCGAGGGCGACGACTTCATCCTCGGCAGTGCGCGCGACGACGTTTTCAGCGGCGGCCGCGGCAACGACCAGGTGAGCGGCGGCGGGGGGAACGACGAATATCATTATTCCCGCGGCGATGGGCGCGATGTCGTCGAGGACGGCGCCGGTCATGACATCCTCAAGATCAGCGGTTACCGGCCCGACGAGATGCGGGTCGGCCGAACCGCGCCGGGCGCCAACGAGCTCATCCTCTCGTTCGGCGACGGCGCGGACGAAGTCGTGCTTCGCTACGGCGCCGCGCTCGCCGGCGTGGACATCGTCGAGTTCGGCGACGGCACCCAGATCAGCCGCGACCAGCTGTTCGACCGGGTCGACGGCGAGGGCAGTACCCGGGACGATCGCCTCACCGGGACCGCGGGGGACGAAATCTTTTCCGGCGGCACCGGCAACGACGTCATCGTCGGCGGCGGCGGCAGCGACGTCTACCGCTTCAATCGTGGCGACGGTCAGGACCGGATCGAAAGCAACGGCTCGGCCGACGGGCGCGGTCTCGTCGAATTCGGCGCCGGCATCGAGCTCGAAGACATCGCCGTCAAGCGCGATTCCGACGGGAATCTCGTGCTCGTCCTCGTCGGAACGAACGATCGCCTGACCCTGGTCGACCCGGCCGGCGATTCCGATCCGGTCATCGCCCAGGTGCGGTTCGCCGACGGTCGCTCGCTGACCCATGCGCAGCTCGCCTTGTCGGTGCCGCCGAGCGATCGCGACGACCATATCGTCGCCTCGGCCTCTTCGATCAACGGCGGCGCGGTGCCGGGCGGCAATGTCGACGGCGGCCTAGGCAACGACCGGCTCGAGGGCGGACGGGGCGCCGACATAATGGCCGGCGGCAAGGGTGACGACCTGCTCGAAGGGAAGAGCGGCGCCGACACCTATTATTTCGAGCGCGGCGACGGCCAGGACGTCATCGTCGACTTCGAGGAAGACGACCGCTCGAAGCTCGACCGGATCCGTTTCGGGCCCGGCATCGCGCCGGAGGACATCCGAATCCTCGCCGTCGGTCCGGCCGACCTGGTGATCGGAATCGCCGGCACCGGCGACCGGCTGACCCTCCGCAACATGCTCGTCGATTCCAATGCGCCGACCGACCATGGCGTCGAGGAGTTCGTCTTCGCCAATGGCGTGACCTGGTCGCTGAACGACATCTACGCTCGGCTGTCGCTCGGCACGGGCGGCGACGACGTCATCGACCTCGGGACCTCCCTCGATCTTGCGCTGACGCTCGACGGCGGCACCGGCGACGATTTGCTCGCCGGGGGCCATGGCGACAACCACTACGTCTTCCGGCGCGGCGACGGCCGCGACACGATCCGTGAGGGCAACAACTGGTGGTGGTCCGACGACACCCTCCAGCTCGGAGCCGGAATCGCGCCCGCCGAGGTGGTGGTGGTGCGCGAAGGCGACGATCTCGTCCTGCGCATCGTCGGCAGCCAGGACCGGATCAGGATCGAGGGCCAGGCCACGGCCTCGCCGCCGCCGATCGACCGTGTGACCTTCGCCAACGGCGCCCAGTGGAGCGCGGCGGACCTGATCGCTCAGGCCGTCACCGCCGAGGCGGCCGAGCGCCGGCTCAATCCGTCCGTCGCCGGCGTGGATCCGTTCGCAGCGGCGCCGTTCGCCGGAGCCCCCGGCGGCGGCAGCGGCGGCGGCGGCGCCACCGGCGGGGACGAGGAAGGGGTCGGCAGCGCCGGCGGGCCGCGCACGCTGACCGGCACTGCCGGGCGCGACACCTATCGCCTGTTCGTGCCGCTCGCGGCCGACGACGACGCGGTCGTCACGATTACCGACTTCCAGATCGGGGATTCGGGCGACATCCTCGACATCCGGATCGCCGTCGGCCTCGCCGGCACCGTCGTCACCCGGCAGGTAGGGGCCGACACCTACGTCTATTTCGCGCCGCCGGGTCTCGCGAGCCTCGACGATGCCCGCCTCCTGCTTCGCCTCGCCGGAGTCGCCGCGGGCAGCCTGACCGCCGGCAATTTCAACGGCGCGCCGTTCGCAAGCGCCGCCGATGCCGAAATCGAGGGCGACGGAGGCGCGAACACGCTGACCGGCGGCTGGGGCGACGACGTGGTCCGCGGCAACCAGGGCGCCGACGTGCTCGACGGCGGGCCCGGCAACGATACCCTGATCGGCGGGGGCCAGGGCGACGTCTACCTTTTCGGCCGGGGCTCCGGCCGCGACACGGTCGACGATCATGGCGGCGCCTGGTGGAATACCGGCGATTACGACCGCGTTCAGCTCGGCGCGGGGATCACCGCCGCCGACATCCAGGTGGTTCAGACCTCCGCCAACGATCTCGAGCTGCGCATCGTCGGCACCGACGACAGCCTGCGCCTGTTCGAAACGGTCAATAACGGCGATCGTCGGATCGAGGAGGTTCGCTTCGCCGACGGCACGGTGTGGCTGCACTCGGACCTGATGGCCCGGGCGCTGGCCCCGACCGCCGGCGACGACGTTCTGCACGACGATTATGACGGCAGGACCCTGCTGGGCGGCGCGGGTAACGACGAGCTTCGCGGCAACCAGGGCGAGGACGTTCTCGACGGCGGCGCCGGCAACGATCTGCTGGTCGGCGGCGGCCAGCGCGACGTCTACCGCTTCGGCCGCGGCTACGGGCAGGACGTGGTCGACGATCATGCCGGC